GACGAATTAGAAAATTAAGGGGTGAGATAAATGGGAAATGAAAAATTAACAAAAAGTTCTCTAGCAAAAGCATTAGGTATATCAAGACCCACCCTAGACAAATATTTAAAAGAGGGTTTTCCTAGAATAAAAAGTATAATACATAACAATAAAGCTGAATTAGAACGCAAGAAAATAGAATTGGAAAACAAAATAAAACTATGTGATTATGACTTAAATGCTTTTAAGAAAGAATTAAATGAAGTTATGGTTGCTTTGGCAACAATTGAATCAGAATAAAAAAAACAAGAAAGGAAAGGTAATCATGAAAAATGTTGATTTTATAAGAAAATATGGGAAGTTTGAATTTTATATAATATGTAAAGATATTCCGCAAGATTTGGCAGTAGCCAAGACAATGAAAAAAATTGGTGGATATAAAATTAACAAACACAAAAACAATGTCGTGTTTTATAAATCAAATGGGCATAATACATGTTTAGATTTTGCAACGATATTTACTTTAGGAATTGACAGAATAAATGATTATATAGAAAATAAGGGGGAATAAAAGAATAATGAAAGAAACAACTTTATGGGGTTATAAAATATATGAAAATGGTGTTATTGTGGGGTTACGTGGTAAAGAAATAGCTCCTAAAAGACAAATTGTTGTAAAAAGGGCAGATACCCATACAAATAAGACAATAAGTTATGCACGATTTGTATATTATGCTTTTAATAGAGATTTTGATGTCGATAACAATCTCATAATTATAAGACAAATTAATGGAGATAAAAACGATTTTAATCTTAGTAACCTAGAACCACTAGGAATACAAATGATAAAGCAAGGGGAACATAGTGTGTCGGCTAAATTAACCGATAAAGAAGTTGAAGAAATTAAATCCATATATTTACAATCTGAAGATATATATTTACAAAAAAATAACCCGAATAAAAAGATAAGTTGTCGCAAGCTTGCAGAAATATATGGGGTAAGTCATTCAACAATTAATGGTATTATCAATGGTAAGTTTAGAAACAAAGAAAATTATATAATTAAATAAAAAAAAGAGGAGCGAGATAGCAAATGATTGAAGAAGATACATATTTTAAAAATATAGTAAAAGATGCAGTTGACGAATTAGAGGACGAGGGTAACGCCTATGTGTTTTTTCAAGAACAAGTTGATGCAGTAAAACAAATGATAAATAAAAAAGTTGATGTTAGTTTTGATGGGACTTTCTATAAAATTGCATTGGTTAAGGAGGAAAATGATGTTAAGAGTAAGAAATTATGATATTAAGGAAATAAATATAAGAAATTATTCGAGTAATAATAACACAGCACTAGAACTAGTGTGCGAAGATGGTGTACCATTGGCTATTATAACAAAGAATCTTGAGGACTTGTTGGAAAACAATATGGCTTATATTGATACAAATAATTGTCCTTGGGCAGAAGATTTTTTAATAGACAATGATTTTGGGTTACCAACTGGGGAATACAAGGCTAGTGGTTTTTGCAATTACCCTTTATATAAGTTAGATTTAGAAGAAATTAGCAGATATAATTTGACAAATCAATAAAAATATAGTATTATATTAATAAAGATAGAGAGGAGAAAAAAACAAAATGGAAAAAATGGATATTGACACGGTGCTTAAAGAGTTTAGTAATTTTAAAATAAATGTTAGAGGAGCAAGCAAAAATACTTTAACTCAATATAACAATCGTATAAGAGAGTTTTGTAATGACATGGGTATAAAAGACTATAATGACCTTATAAATGTTAAAGCTCAAACCATTGAAGAATGGTTGTGTAAACAAGCAGAAGGAGGAAATAAAGCTAGCACAAGAAATAACAAACTAAGTGCCATAAAGGAATTATATTCTTATTTGGAATATAACAAGGATATACCAGTGGATAGGCATATAAGGGGTATCCCCTTGGCAAAAACGGCACATAAAGAACAAAAGTGTGCCAATAGAATGATAGCTGAGCAAATGATAGCAATGGCTCATAATGATAGATTAAAAGCCGCCATTGCAGTGCTAGAATATACTGGTGTTCGTTGTCAAGAAATGTTAAATCTTACATGTGCAGATATTGAACGCGGATATGCTATTGTAGTTGGTAAAGGAAATAAAGAAAGAGAAATATGGTTTCGTCCAGATTGTGCCGTATTATGCAATATTTGGATAAACAAACAAAGAAAAAAAATCATAAAAAAAACTAATGTAGAAACCGACTTATTATTTATCAGTAATACGGGGCAACCATGGACAAGACAAAGTCTATCAAGAAGTTTAAAGGATTGTGCAAAAAGAATTGGACTATATTGGGGAAATGAAGTATCTCCACATAAATTTAGACACGGATTTATCACAGAACAATTGAATAAAGGAGTGCCAGTACATCAAGTAAGAGATATGGTTGGACATTCAAGCATAGAAACAACAAACACTTATGCACACTCAGATAAAGAAGCAATGCGAAAAGCTATGTTGGGGGAAGAATAATACAAGGAGGCAATAAATGGAAAACTCAGATTTAGAAACATTATCATATGAATTAGAAGAAACAGATGAACAAGGAGAAAATTCTACAGAGGAATTTTGCTCCCCTATAATAACACAAATATTAAATGCAGAAGAAATATTAAAAAATATTGACGATTATTTTAATGATTTGCCAAACCTACAATCAGAGGTTGATGAAGAATTAAGTGATTTGTACCATTATGTTGAGAATAACGAATTAACTCCAAGACAATGTACAAAAATGATAAAATTAATTCAACAAAAGCGTTTAATAAGAAGAAATCTATGCAATGATTATGAAATTAAGAAAACTTATAACACACACAGAAACAAATTATCTATAGAATCACAAAGGCAATTTTTCTTAATGGAGATACATAAGACGGCAAAAAAACTTAATCAACAATATAGATATCGCAGATTTGGTGTAAATGCAGAAGATACACAAGAAAGAAAAAAGCTTGCAGAAGAAGAAATTAAAAACTTACTGAAATAAAAAAATGAGAGGAAGGAAATATGAAATTATTTAGTGGAATTTTTAAAAAAGATATCGAGGCTATACTTGATGAGAATGAGCAGTTGAGAAAAAAACGAGAACATGATAAAATAGACATTCAAGAATTACAAGAAGAACATAACGAGATGGTTAAAAAATATATCGAGTTATTGGAAGAAAAAGGAAAGGGTTTTGACCAATATATTTATTATCATGATTTATATGCAGATGCTTATAACACAATTAAAAAACTAAAAAAAGAAAACGCAGAATTAAAAGCTGAAATACGAGCTTTAGAAGAAAAACCAAAAATAAAAGGTAATAGAAAGGCAAATGGAAAATGAAAAAAATAAGAAATAATGTGTTTGAAACTAATAGCAGTTCTACACATTCTATAACGGTTTGCGAAAATAAGAGCTGGGATTGTGATATTCTTCCTATAACAGTCAACCCAGATTGGTACGGGGAATTTGGTTGGCAATTTGAAACTTGGGGCACCATAGAAGAAAAGTTGGCATATATGATTAGATGTCTAGTGTGCTACGACTTTAATGAAAAGAATTTGCAAGATAAAATAAAACCAATTCAAGAAAGATTACATAATTTAGGAATTGATTTTGAATTACCTACTTATGGAGAATATATGAGCGGTTATGTAGACCACGAAGATTGGTACCAAGAAGAAATAGAGGATATATATAAAGATGATGATACATTATTAACTTTTCTATTAAGTAATAGTTCTTATATAGAGGGAGGAAATGATAATGTATAATGAAAACATAAAGAATATACAGCCACGTAAAGACTTCTATGCAAAAGAACTAAATTTAGACAGAATGAATGAGGTATTGGGATATGTTATTAGCACCTTGACATTACAAGAAATATTAAAAATGATTAGAGAAATCAGTTATGATATGGTTTGCTATTATGATAAAGATTTGTGTGCTAGAATATATAAAGACAAAGAATATAGCAAGCTTAATCAAGAACAAGCTTGTAAATTGCAACGATTATTATCTAGTGCCTGTGATTTGTTTGGACAATCGGTAATAGATAAAAGAGAGTTTGATGAGGGGTATTTACATCATTGGTTAGATGGTGGGTCTATGGAAATAGAAATTAACAATTTAAGGCAAGAGATTGAAAAATTAAATCTTGAAATTGAAAGGTTAACGGAAAGAAAGGAAATATCTAAGTGAATAAAGAAATAAATAAAATAATTGCTAATTTAGAGAACTGTATCGGTATATTCGACTATTTTCTCACACCTACGGAAAGTAATTTATTAGTATCATACATAAAAGAGTTGCAACAGAATAACAAAGAATCAGAACGACAACGTAAAAAACAAAAAGAAGTTATTAATAAAGCAATAAATTGGACTATTAAATATCAAACAGAATGGTGTCAAGAAGATGAAGTTATAAGAGATTTAAAACAATTATTAGATATATTAAAGGGAGAATAAAATGGATAAGCAAGAAAAACAAGCTTTTGAAAAGTGTATGAAACAAATAAAAAGGTTGCTAATAGAAGAAAAGCTGACAAAAGCAAAGTTGGAAAAAATACAAAAAACAAAATTAGAATGTGTAAGGGCATTATTAGATAATAGTTTTTATGAAGAAAAAGAGGTGTCAGAATGAAGTGTGAAATATGTGGAAAAGAAATATTAAGAGATAGTCAATGTATAAACTATAAATATTATCATAATGACTGTATAGAAAATTTACAACAAGAAAATAGACATTTAAAAATAATAAATAAGGAATATGAAAGGCTTAATAAAGAAAATGGTAGAGGTTTTAAGATAACTTCTGTTAAGCAATATAATATAGACGAATTATTAAAATGTGGAGATAATTGGAATAAGTTAAAAAAATTTTTAAAAAATACTAGAAAAGAAAACTTAGAGTGGGATAAAAAACATAATTGTGAATGGAAAGGATATAATGCTTATTCTGAATTGCTAATTAAAATGCAAGAACTAGAACGAGAAAGTGATAAAAGTGAATAATAAAGCAATTAAGATATTTGATTTAGTAAAAGAGATAGTGGATATATTATCTACTATGAACCAAGATGAATTGAAATATTTGAAATTAAAATATGATATTGCATTTAAAAGTGTTGAATTAACAAATTTAAAAAAGAAATTAAAAGGAAGTGATAGTAATGGAAATAATTAAAACAATTTGTGATGTTTGTGGTAAAGAAACAAGCGATGAAAAAATTGACATACAAGTAATTTTTACTACTGAACAAAATGAAGGTTTGTGTTGTAAGCCTTATTTATGTAACGAAAAATTAAATTTATGTAATAAATGCCTTAACAATGTTTTAGATAATGGGAATTATATATATGCTAATGGTGCTATGGGATGCAATACTTATTTCTTTAGGAAAATAGAAGGAAGTGATAGTAATGAGAAAGATTAGATATGGAACTTTTGAAACAAATAGTTCGAGTACGCACTCTATTGTAATTCCTAAAGAAGTTAAAGAAGATGGCTATAATGCGTATGATAGTTTAGACCACGATTATGGATTTGGGAGAGAAGAGTGCCGTCTATGTGATAGTTGGGATGAAAAATTAGCTTATGCTTATATGTTGCTAATAGATAACAATGTGGCAGAACTTGAAACATTTAAAAAACAAGTAATAGAAGTGTGGGAAAAGTTATTTGGAAATAAAAATTATACACCAACCCCAAAAGATGTATTCGATTATATTGACAGAGATGGCTCTAATGGAGATTTAACTGGGGAAGATGGTTTTTTGGTACTAAAGGAAAGATGGGGAAATTATATAGACCATGCTTGTAGTCTGGAAAATCAAGATATTCTTAACAGATTAATAAACGACAAAGAATTTGTTAAGAGATTTATTTTCAATAGAAACAGTTATATAACTATTGGTGGAGATGAATATCGTGGATATAACATAAAAACTATAGGATTTGAATATGATTACGAAAACGAAGAAGATTTTATTAATAAATTGGAAGAATACGAAAAAAATAATGATGTTTATCTGAAAGGAAATTAATTATGAAAAAGTATATAATTGATGAAAAAGAATTAAAAAGGCTGATAGAAGATAGTTGGGAATTAAATCGATTAATATGTAACGGAGTTGATAATTGGATTGGCTACGAAGAAGATGATTCAGAAGAAGAAAATATAGACATAAATGAATATATTAGTGAAAATTATGAGGAGGCTGAACTAATATGAAAAAGGTAAGAAAAGATGTTTTTGAAACAAATAGTAGTAGTACACATGCACTAAGCATAACAAACGGGAGTCAAAGTGATTATTTATCACCTAGCAGTACATTAGTAGTGGATTTTATAGACACAGATGATTGTGGCACTTTATGTACACTAAAAGAAAAGGTTTCGTACCTAGTATCTCAAATTGTAAATAAATACAAATGGGATGTTTACGATTATGAAGATTTAAAAGAACAAGTAGAACACGATTGGGATTTTCAACGTATATCATTATTTGTGAAAGAAAAATACAATAAAAATGTTGTTTTACCTAAAAACCACAAAGTCAATAGATATAAAGGCGAAGATGGAGAAGAATATAATGATTTAGAAGATATAGTAAATATAAATCATCAAATTCAATATTCTGACCTAGATGAGTTATTATCAAGCTTAGTAAACCATAATCGTGATTTATTAGAAGAAGTATTAAGAACAGATACAATTATAGAATTTGGGAGAGATTAATTATGAAAAAAATAAGACAAAATACATTTGAAACAAATAGTTCAAGTACACATGCTTTGGTAATTTTATCCAAAGAAGATTATAAAGCTTGGAAAAACAATGAAAAGACATTAAACCTTTTATCTGGAGAAGCACAAGAACTTACAGAAGAAGATAAAAAAATTATTAGAAACACAGATGGCTCTATCGATTATAATGGCGAACATTTTGATAGTGAATATGATTTTATGGAAAGTGAATATTATAATGTAATTGATGATAGTAATGCTTCTAAAGAATATATTGATAATTATGCCGAAGTAGAACAAAAAGAACTAGGTAATAATGTTATTATGAGTATTTATAGAGGAGATAGATGGTAATATGAGAACAATAAGAATAGGAACATTTGAAACAAATAGTAGCAGTACACATTCAATAACAATGTGTATGGAAGGCGACTTCTTAAAATGGAAAAATGGTGAGATGTATTGGAATAGATGGAACAATGAATTGGTTTCTAAAGAAAAAGTGGAAGAGGGATTTCTAAAAGAAAATGCAGGAGTTAGTAAAGAAGACCCAGATTTTAAGGATAAACTTAAAGAATATCTAAACGACGATGATAAGACATATTATACATATGAGGAATTTAATGATTATGATTATATAGAATACGAAACATACGTCGATAAATACAACACACCAAATGGTGATACTGTAGTTGCATTTGGTTATTACGGAGCAGATTATTAAAAATTAAGGAGGAACCAAAATGAAACAATTAGCACATTATAAAAATGGTAATTATTTTGTAACAATATTTGATGATGGGACTAAAATTAGAGAAAACGATTTAGATTTCTTTGAGGCAGACTTTCCAGAGTCAATGGATTGCAAAATCACCAATAATTGCCCATATGGCTGTGCCATGTGTCACGAAAAATCAACACCAGATGGCAAACACGGAGATATTATGAATGCTGAATTTATAGACAAGCTTCGTCCTGGAACCGAGATGGCAATAGGTGGTGGAGCCGTTACAGGGCATCCAGACCTTATTCCTTTTTTGAAAAAATTAAAATCAACAGGTGTCATACCTAGTATTACAGTAAATCAAAGAGAATATAAAGACAACTTTGATTTAGTAAATAGATTAGTAGAAGAAAAATTAATTTATGGTTTAGGTGTATCGTTTACCTCATTTGATGACGAGTTCTGGGATAATGTGATTAAGAACAACCCAAACTTAGTTGTACATCTTATTGCTGGTATTCATGCTGGCGATGTCTTTAATTATTTGGCAGAAAAAAATGCAAAAGTATTAATATTAGGATATAAAGATTTTGGTAGAGGACATATTCTTTTGAATAAAGCCGCTCCAATTATACAAACACAAATAGAATGGTTAAAAAACAATTTATCAGACTTGTTAGGTAGATTTAAAGTAATTTCATTTGATAATTTGGCAATAGAACAATTAGATGTTAAAAATATTTTAACCGATGAACAATGGGATAAATTTTATCAAGGTGATGATGGCACACACACAATGTATGTTGATTTAGTTAATAAGCAATTTGCAAAAACATCTACATCTGTGGAACGTTATTTGCTATTAGATAATATTGATGATATGTTCAAGATTGTGAAAAATAATGGCATATAGTAAACCAAAAGGCGATGTAACATGGTATAAACCAAATAGTAAATTCAATACAAGACCAATTGCCTATTCTCCAAAATCTACTAGTGATTTAATAGTGTTATTGGCAAAAGATGGATGTTTTATCAAAGAGTTAAAGAATAAAATTAATTATGATGAAGAGGCAAAAACTATTATACAAAAATATATTGATTTAGGTTATGGAAATTTAATAGCAAAAGATTATTTTAAATAGGAGGAAAAATGGCTAATAAAAAGAAAAACGATGAGTTGAGTGCTACCGAGTACTTCAGTTATCTAAAAGAAAAAAGACAAAGTATAACGGATGAGGAATTACAAAAACTTTATGACGGATATTTATCTCTTGTTGAAAAATATAAGGTTACTGGTCAAAAGCGTGTGATAGAAAAGTTAAGATTTTTATCTGATAATATCGAAAAAGAAATGAAAGTAGTTAGTCTAGGCATTGATTCATTCGTATACAGAGATGATGTCGAAGATTATATTGACAATATTTCTAAAAATGTAGTAAAGATTATCGAATTAGAAAATTATCCCAGAGATATTCCAGATAATATTGTTCGAGTTATTGCTAAAACAAAAGATATATTCGACAAAATGTATGTTGTCTTTACTGATTATACTGGAAAGGCTGAAAAAGAGGTTGCCAAAGAAAGAAAAGAAAAAGACCCAATGTTGTTTGGGACATTTCAAAAACGTCGCACGGACACTCAAAATGGTGGTGTCGTATTAAACGACCGTTTCTATTTCTTAGGAGATTGGGAAGATGAATATTGTGATTTGACTATGGATAAGTTTTTAAAAGAAGTTGGGCAAGAAAAATTACAAAACATAACTCTCCCTACTAATACAGACGAAATAAAGAGTGAGCTGGATAGATTGGATGACAATTTAAGAAGAATGAACGATAAAGAATTTGGCAAAACACATGGCAATAAAAGGTTTCTTCTTAAACACAGATGGGACATATTAAGCAAAATATTTAAAAAATGAAAGAGAATGTTGATTTAACTGAGGCTAGGGATTTTCGTATAAAATCAACAAGGGTTGTAACTTCATCTGTGAATCTTAACATATTGAGCAACCCAAAGAAAAATTTGAATATAGAAGCCCTTTTTGATAGATTTAAAGCCCCTACAGACGATTTTTACATAATACATGATGATTTGGGTGTGTTACAAGGAAACGCAGCTTGTAGAGCCTCTAAAAGGCTTTGTGGAGAGTTTGGAATGGGGCATATTTGTGATTGTTGTGGTAGAGAAATTAAACCATACATAAAAGATTGTTTATGTCTTTCTTGTAAAGAATCTTTATCTGAAAATATACCCGCTTATTCAATATGGGAATAGATATATAAGACCGCTTATTAATAAAGCGTCTTTTTTTTATTTAAAAACATATTGACTATGTTATATTTTTTTAGTATAATGAATTTAATGATAAGAGGAGAAATATGAAATGGTAAAATTTAACATGATGATAGGCATACCAGGGTGTGGGAAAACTAGGTATGCAAAAACTAAATTATTAAGCAAAAACACCATATATTTATCTAGTGATGACATAAGGGTTGCCATGTTCGGTTTTGAAGACCAAACTCATAATACAGAGGTTTTTGACAGAATGAAAAAAGAAACTTTAATGGCACTACAAAATGGCTTTGACGTTGTATATGATGCTACAAATCTTAATAAAAAACGTAGGGGTGACATAATAAAGAGGGCTAAAATGTGTGGTGCTGAAATTAATGCTTATTTATGTTGTACTCCTATAAATATAATATTAGAAAGAAATATTACAAGATGCGAAAGGCAAATACCTTGGGATAAATTAGTTCAAATGATACAGAGTATAGAATCACCAATGTACTATGAAGGTTTTGACAACATATATTTAATAGATGGTGGTATGTATAATGATGTATACGATTATAATTTCTTGATAGGCGACTGTGTAGGCTATAAACAAGATAATCCACATCATTTTGAAACACTAGAAGAACATATAAAAGCAGTCGTGAAGAAAGCAGAAGAACTGGGAAAAGATTTAAAATCGCATGCTGATGCTGAAATTTTAAGACAAGCAGCTCGCTACCATGATTTTGGCAAACTATATACTAAAACATTTAATGATAAGAAAAAATACTTTACATATTATGGACATGACAAAGTTTCTGCTTATCTGTTTATGTGTCACACAAGAAAACAAAGTATGATTGATGACCTAAATAGGGCTCGTTTATGCAATCATCCATATCAAATTGGGGCTCTAATATTAAATCATATGGAATGGTATTGCAGAGAAGACATGACCCCAATTAAAGAGATATTTAACGATGATAATTTATACTATTTATTAGAATTATTACATGATGCAGACCAATGGGGAAGAAATGAAAATGCTATAGGAGATGAAATATGAAAAATAAAAAAATAAAAACATTAGATATAATTTTTGAAAATTGCGAAGTTTATATCCTCACCCCAGATATGATAGATACATTTTATATTAGTAATGTGAGTGAAAATATTGGAATTAATTTATTCCAATTTGAAAATGGGGAGGTTCATAGTAGTCTATCTTGTCAAGATGTTCTGCTTTCAATCAACAAAAATGGTATGCAACTAAAAGACGATATAGACAATATGACACTAGAAGATAGGTTAAAATGCAAAGATATTACTCATTTTGATATTATTTATGAAGATGGCTCGAATAGTTATATTGAAGTCCCATGGGAAAATAAAGATGGAAATGAGTTTGTTAATAAATTGCAAAACACCTTTTACACAGAATATATTCGTAATAATGATGAAAGTTTAGTTGTTATTATTAATAAAAAACCATTAACAATAGGCGAATTGGAGGAAAAATATGGCATCTGTTAAAATGGAGCTAGCAATAGTTGGCAATGAAAAAATATATTTCGACATAGAAGATGTATTAGATATTCTTCAAGATGATAAATTATATACAATAATATTCCAAGATGGAGAACATTGGCATCATGTTAAGATGAGAAAAAGTGTTTATGATAAATTTGAAAAACATAAGAAAAAGAAAGGACAGATTTAATGGAAAAACCTAGTAATATAGAAATTGGACAATTATGTTGTTCCCCAAATGAAATACAGGCATATGATTGCCCAGATTATGTTATAGCTTTATTAAATGACATATCATACAAATTAAGCACAATAATGTGGAATAAAAATCAAGAAGAATATGATAGCCCTTTTGATAATACTGGCAACAATTTTGTTTGTGATACATTTGAGGTACACGCTTATAATTGGGATGACAATATATGCCAACCATATAATTTCAAGTGTGGGGATATAGAGATTTCATGGTATAAATATTTGGGTCGCGGTTGCACTATAAACAAGAAATGTACACCAAATGAAATAATTGATATGTATAATCAATGTATGCAAAAATTAATAGAGATGGATGAGGAGGCACTAGAAGATGAAGATTTTGAAGCATAGTGGAGAATGTATTCAATGTGGTAATACTACAAATATTCAACTTGATTGTGGTAAATTTGCTTGTGTTGATTGTTTAAATCAAATCGGGCAAGAAACAAAAAATATTCGGAATTATTTAATAACTTTTGCTGAAATATTTGATAATGAATTTATGTATAATTTCTATGAAATGCTCAGCTTAATGAAATATAATAATATCACAAATGTTGACAATATAATAAAGACACTTTCGGCAATTCAATTGTACAACGAATATCAAGACGGGACAATAAATAAAAAAAATAAAGAAAAAATTCAAAAACAGCTTGACATATTCGATTTTCTATGATACAATTTGGTTATCATGGTATAGGGAGATAGTTAATGGTAGACAAAACGGCTCCAACCCGTTAAGTGTGGGTTCAAATCCTACTCTCCCTGCCATGTTGGGGAATTAGCTCTAATTGGCTAGAGCGACTGCCTTGCACGCAGTAGGTTGTGGGTTCGAGCCCCACATTCTCCACCAAATAATATCGAGATGTAGTTCAGTTTGGTTAGAACGCTAGTTTTGGGAACTAGAGGTCGTAGGTTCAAATCCTGCCATCTCGACCATTAAATTAATAAAGGAGGAATTATGAAAGTCAAATTACCAAGAACAACAAAGAAAGTAATAATAGATGAGCCAAGAAAAACGGTTACCACATTATTATTAGGTGTTGATAATAAAGATTTAAAATTTGTTGGTGTTGCAAAATGTTCCCCAGAAGATATATTTGATGCTGATATAGGGGCTAAAATAAGTTATAAAAGAGCCCGCAAAAAAATGTTAACTCAAGTTCGTAGTGAGATTCGCAGAGAATTAAAACGAGCACAACGATATGTAGAAATTAATCAGATAGTGTGCAACGAACTAACCGATGCCATAGAAGAGTTAAAACAAAATATTGATGATATCTTAAATGATAATGAGCTAACCAAAAAGAAAATTGAGGTTGATGGTGTTGTTATTAATGATGGACATCTAAAATGCATGTGGCATGGCAAACCAGGGTTTGGAGAACTAGATATTTATGCAAACAAAGAAGACCCATACGAAAAAGGTGAGAAAGGAGAAACAAAAAGTTTTCTAGTTGCCACTGAGTGTATGGGAGAGGATTTCTATAAAGAAGTTCTTGAATCTGCAATAGAATATATTGAAAACAAATCTATTATTATAGAATAAAAAATATCCCCCGTATCTAATTTCATACTAAAGAGGGGCTTATGCGAATAGGAATTGTTTGGTCAAATGTGTATGATGGTCGCAAACAAATAAAGAGGATTAAGATAAAGATACATAAAATAGCTGCCTATTCATTGACGGGAGTTGGTAGTCCCAGCCTAGCTTCGGCGACCTATAAGGTTAAACACAAAATAGAAGATAATCCTTTAAGGATGTACCCAAGTAACTTGGGCTTCTACCAAAATAATATGAAAGGAATAAAAAAAATGAATATAGATAAAATATTTTCGGGAGATATCGATGAAATACAAATTATTGCAAATGTAGATAATATTGTTAAAATAATGGAGGAAAATGATATCACAATAATAGATTTATTAGATTATTGTATTAATAATTCCTTGATAACTATTGATAAAATTATAAATTATTTAATGTAAAAGATAATTTATATCGGAGAATATTCATATAATTACTAGTATGACCCTGGAGGCAGGGTGTAGGTAATACGACAACTCGTCCTATGTTATTGGGTTATCGAAGATAGCTACATATAGGAGAGAAAACGTGGGAATAACTACCTTATTGGTGTAAATCCAATTTCTCCGACCAATTAATAATACAATATGAGGCATAAAGAGTTCCTTGATTAGGATTTAAGGTAAATGGTTACGTGAGATTACTCTTCGCCTCATGACTTGGTAGACAGATGGGCTTCCTTTAATGAATTTTTAAAAGAGCTGAGAGGTTGGTCTCTATACCAACATTAGCCCTCGTCTATTATTAATCACTATTTTTGGCATAAAGAGTTCCTATTAAAAAAGCATTTTAAGCCGTAGGTTGTAGGTTCGAGTCCTACATCATCATTAATGATGATTAGCTCAATTGGGTAGAGCAACGTTATATTACTCTTCGCCAATCAGTAAAAAAGGAGAAAATGAGAGAAATGGAAAAGGAAATATTGAGATTGTTCAAAGGTTATTTAGGCGACAAGTCTGATAGTATTTCAGAAAGAGGTCTAAAGTATGGCTTATTAATACCAGATAGTGCCAGCGAAAAGATTATTGATGATGCAATTGAAATGTATGGTAAAGATGGTGCAAAATGGAATCAAACTTTTCATAAGGATTTTGAAATAGTTAAAAATGCCCCAATTGAAGATTTGATTATTCAACAAATAATGCATTATATCACAACCTATGGTTTTGAAAGCTTAGGCATATACAATTCAAATTCAGTTTATATTCCTAAAGAGAATTTGGATATCCCAGATTTAGATGTAGACAAGATAGAATTAATTGCTATTAATCCTTTAACACAAGAAGAACTAACATCAAAATTAATGGAGCTTGTTCTTAGCGGTATTGCTCTATCTAAGCAAACAGTGCAAGATATTATAGTGTTGTCAGATTTTATTGAAAAAGATAAATTTGATGACATAAAAAATCGAGAAATAAAAACTACCTTATATCACAAATATAATATCATGCCTCGTAACCCAGAAGAGTTTTTAAGATTGCTAGTGTTTGAATTGACTAAGATGACATTGAAAATTCAAAATAAAGAGACTATTAAAGCTCTTAGAAATAGCGATAAAGCTCAAGCATTAAAGATGTTGAAATCTTATATTGATGCATCTGCATTTGGATATGTATATTTATCTTCAATATTCTTACGAAACAAAAATCTATTTCTCTCATTAAAAGTTAAAAATAATGAGGTTCACATTAAAAAAGATAAAGAAATTCAGAAAGAGATAAATGCTTTAATTAATAAATTAAGAAAGCTTGCACAAACCAACCATAAACCATTGGGGGCAAATTTGTTAGACAATCTAACAAATTCAAATGCTGTAGTCGATTTAGAAGATTTAAAAAAAGCATTAGATAATACTACTCTTTTTAGAGAAATTAGAATTTTAAATGGTATCTTATATAGGTTATATGGTAGAGAAGATATTGTTTACAAAATACGAAATGGTAAATCTTATGTTTCTACATTAAAACCAAGAACATCAAGTTATGTTTTGAGACTAGAAACTATTAAAACTACTATTGAAAAACATTTAATCGACAGAATTTCCGATAAAGTTAAAGGCAAAACAATTTGTATTCCCAATAATGTAGTGTATGCAGCACCAACAAGCGAAAAACAATTTGTTGGCAATATTCCTAATGGTTCATATGTTGAAATGCCGAGATTAAATGATATTGTTTATGGTGTTCATTGGAATAATCTGCCCTGTACTAAGGAATCTAAATCTGATTCATGGTATGGAGAAGTAAGTTCTGATGAAGAAAGAGTTGATTTAGACTTAAAAACAATGAATGAAAATGCTATGTTTGGTTGGGATGCAAAATACAGAAGCGACAATGGCTCAATATTATTTAGCGGAGATGTTACAAATGCACCATTACCACAAGGGGCTACAGAATTATTTTATGTAGGTAAGCAATTTGGTCGAGGAGCATTTCTAATTATGCTAAATTTATATACACCAAATAGTGCCGATATTCCATTTGAATTTATGGTTGCTAATGCATCAGCCAATTCATCAGAAATAAGAAAAAATTATATGGTAGACCCTAATAATATAATAGAAAAGATTAATTTCAAAATGGATAAAGGCGAAAGACAAAAAACACTTGGGCTTATAACTATTGAGGACAATATCAAACTTTATTTTGGCGAATTTAATGTCGGCGGAGATAGTAATATATATGGGTATAGCACAGCAAGAATAAACAATATTACAAAAGGGGCATATAATTATCTCCTAACATATAATGATTTACAAATAAAACTCAATGACATTTTAAAAGATGCAGGAGCTCAAATTGTAGATAAGCCCACTATAGATGTTGTGAATTTAAGTCTTGATGAAAATGGCGACAAAGTAATTACAACAACAACTCAACCTGTTGATATAGATTTATCCTTAAATAGCATTACCAAGGATACTCTTATAAACATATTCGGGAATTAAACTTCCCCTCTTAATACACCATTAGCTTATAAGTAAAGCATTCACTTTTGTGAAAGAACTAAGTTCAACTCTTAGATGGTGTGCTAGATATTTATATTTCACTAATTTTTTACCCCTTTCTATGGCATTGCAAGACACTTTGAGTGCTGTACAAACTCTTTAAAGCCTTGTATGTAAGTCCTATCCCAAGAAACTTTAGAAGCCTTGGGAGAATATTATTTCCTCGTGGCGAAATTGGTAACGCACATGATTTTGGCTCATGCATTCTCCAGGTTCGAGCCCTGGCGAGGAAACCAAAAAGGATAAAATGGAGGTATATATGAATAATTTAAAACCAATCATTTTCTTAGATTTTGATGGCGTTGTAGAAACTATATACTGGGAAAAAGATAAAGATGGTTCTTGGTCTTTCAATGTTCATAAAATCGGTCGTAACGAGCTAAATAATAAACAAGCAATTGGTTGGTTAAATGAATTATATAATAAGATACCATATGATATAGTTGTTTCAAGTTCTTGGCGTATTGGTATGACATTAGAACAATTACAAGACCTTGTTACTAAATCTGGGTTTAATCCTGGCATTAAAGTAATAGGTATGACACCAATATTATATCAGGCTCGAGGACTAGAAATACAAAAATGGATTGATGACAACAATTTTAAAAACAAATTTATAATCATTGATGATGACTCTGATATGTGCCATTTATTGCCTTTATTGATTAGATGTGATTGTCAATTAGGGTTTACCATATATGATTATCAAAAAGCATTAAGATTGTTAGGAGGCAAAGATAATGATTAGTTATGTGTTTATTGATATGGACAACACAATAGCAGAAAATATCACCTGTACAGATATGGAATTTTGTAATGGGATGTATATTAATAAACGCCCAATTCAAATCGTTATTGACGCTCTAAATACCTTATATCCTAAAGCTAAATTCATTATAATATCTCAAGTACAAGGTGGGACATTCGGGATAAAAGAGAAAATAGAGTGGTTAAACAAATACTTTCCTAATGTGTCTCAATCATTTTTCTTAAATCCTGGTGAACATAAGAGTGATTATATTAAATGGTTTCTAAAAATAAATGGAATAATAAATACCACAGTCTTATTGGTGGATGATAAAAAAGACATATTATCATCTATGTCATCATTAGGAATTAATGTTAAATATCCTCAACAAATCATTTGTGACTATGAGGAATTAAAAAGGGTTTATTAGAGCTATTTTGGAACGTCTGATAGTTTATTATGGGTCAGGCAAAGTCCGACTGAGTAAGGCAGGTTTTCAGTTGGTTTCAGGGGGAAAAAAGAATTATCTTTTGCATGGTTGCTGATGTAAAGAGTAGTCGACGACATTTATGTCGGCGACCTAGTTTTCTTTTCTAAGAGGTTGTAAAAAAATATTTCTTTCTTATGATGTACAAAAATATGAGTGGTTTTATACATTTCCTTTCTCATCTCTCTAATCATAAGATTGGTGTCCAAACATAACCTCTTTACATTACGGGGTGGAGCAGCTTGGTAGCTTGTTGGGCTCATAACCCAAAGGTCAGAGGTTCAAATCCTCTCCCCGTAACCATTATAGGTGATTTTTATGAATAATAAAGAATATCATAATATTGGAATCAAGAATTATTTTTTAGCTAGTAATGACGGACAATGTAAAGGTAAAATAGATAAAAGATGCAAAAAGATGTATCGCCGTATTGCTAGAAAAAGAATAAAAACAAAAAGATATGTCGATGAGTATAATAGTCCTAGGCAACTAAGTGAGTGAAATTCTCACCCATCGGCTCCGTATACAGGAATAGCTCAATGGTTAGAGCTCACGGCTTATATCCGTGCGGTTGTGGGTTCAAGTCCTACTTCCTGTACCAAATAATACAACTATCATTTATGCTAGACAAGGCGTAAAAAAAAGACCCTACAATAGTAGGGTCTTTTGATTTAATTTTCTATATTTTCTTCAACATAAATTTCTTCTGCTTTTTCTAATGTGTCAATTTGAGCAGCAGGGAAAATTATTGTAGAGTAATAAGGGAAATGTTCAGGAATTATATTTCCATCCTCATCCTTGTGTTCAGGTTCATAAACATCATTTTTACTTCTAATGTGTTTTCCTTCTTCTGCTATTAGAACCTTAGGTTCTGTGTATGTTATTAAAGTCATTTTTATGCCTCCTTTTTTTAACTTACGCTCCAACCTTTGTCGGTTGCAATCGCTATTTCTTCACTAGTTAATTTTGCTAAATTGGTTGAACCAAGTATTAATTGTTGTGGTTTTACTCCTGCGGTTTTTATATCATATAGACCGTTTATTATACCCATTAAGCTTTCTTTGGTTAAGCGGGAACAATTGTTAAGCCCAAATGTATAATAATAATAATTTTCTGAAACAGTGGTCGAATACCCTTTACCAAGATTATAATCAGATTTTAAAATTAGATTTGCTAACAAGCTAGCACTGGAAAACATACTGCTTATACTTGTCACTTTTTCAAAGCTAGCATTGCTCAAATTAATAGTTTTTGCAAAATTATAACTAAACATAGAATCAATACTTGTTGCAGAATTCATATTAAGCCAACTTAAATCCAAATCAAAATTGCTAATCCCATTCCAACCTGAAAACATATACGAAAATGTAGTTACTTTAGATGTGTCTAGTCCGTTTGTATTTAAAATTTTAGGACAAAGGCGACATGAGCTAAACATACTCGAAAAATTCGTTGTATTACTAGTGTCAAATAAAACAAGGTCGATTTCAGTAACCCTTGTACAACCAGCAAACATTTTGTTGGTACTAGTTCCGCTGAAAGTAAATTTCGGAATTTTTTTTATAGCATCTAATACTCCTGAATTGTAGTATGTTGAATTAATAGATGTACTAAAATAGTCGTTTATATTTACGCCGCTGGTTTCTACTTCAACTTGGCTGTATCCACCCAAATTGTCATCGCTAGCATTGTAAGTACCATTTTCAGTTATGGTCTTCGTTCCAAGTTTAGGAATGGGAACATCAACTTCGGCTTTAGCTTCGTTGGTTACATCAAAAATCCCATTCTCTGTTATTCTTAAACTGCCACTCGGAATTATATATTCATCAGATATTGCCTCAACAGTAACCTTAGACAACCCTGTATATCCAGCATCTGGTTTAATAACTTGAACTTCTTTAGTTGGTTCAACACTCTTTTCTTGTGTAACTGGCGGGATATGTTCTATGGATTTATTTAGCTTACCATCGATTGTTTGGCTTGCATTTATAACTCCTGTTATATTGCCTATTGCATTAATCATTGTAGCTCATCATCCTTAGCTTCTGGGTATAATATAAATTCTTTTGCACCTTTTTCATCATACCCCACAATAGTTTGGTCTGCTGTATCTGGGTTCAGAACGATTTCAAACCAATATGTTTTTGGTTGATTAATTAGTTCACCAATAGTAGTATCTTGGCTAGTAAGGGCAATTTGTACACTATTTGTTTCCGATTCCACAACTACATCTTTATAAAATGCAACATCTTCAAAATGTTTGGCTTTGACAATGTTAAGACGCACAATTTCACCTTTTTTAAAGATATAGTTACTTCCATCATCATTTAATGCTGTTACCTCTATGGTTCCAATATCACCACGAGTTATGTGTATTTTGTTATTTTCTATTTTAAACATTGTCTCACCTCCTTATGAAACTGTCCATCCTTTATTTGTAGCTATTGCTATTTCCTCAGATGTAAGCTTTGCAATGTTGGTTGAACCCAGGATTAATCTTTGTGATGCCACTCCGATACTTGCAATATCGTAAACTCCATTAATGATATTAACAAGACTACTATGGGTTAATTTTGATGACTGCGACAAATTGAGTGTATAGTTGCTATAATTAATAGTGTGTGAGGTATAAGCTTTCCCAAGATTTATAAGCCCGTCAAAATTTGTTAAATTTATACACCCATTAAAACAACTTTCTCTAACATCATTGACCTTTTCACAATAGAAAGCTGATAAGTCTACTAAAAATGTACAATCATTAAAAGTACTGTTCAAAGTGTTAAATTTTGCAGTGTTACTATTTAACAATGTAATCTTTTGCAACCTTTGACAACCAGAAAATGTTTGAACAATATTTGTAGAATTACCAATATCTAATGTAATTTCTCCTGTTCCATTTTCCCCCATAAGTTTGCTACAACCTAGAAACATTGAATACATATTCGTTGCATTAGCTGTATTTAATTTTGGTATTGTTTCTAAAACGGAACAATTAGTAAACATATTAGTTAAATTTTGTGCACTTGACACATCCAACTGTGGTATAGTTTTTAATGAACGACAATAGTTAAACATATGTGAAAAATTTATCCCCTTTGACGTGTCTAATAAAGGAATTGTCTCCAAAGAATTGAAGTTTGAAAAAGCAAACATAAAATTTGTAATAGTTGACGTATCTACCTCTGGTATTGTTTTTATTATTGTTGTACCCAAATAATTGTAATATATTACCTTCCCCTCAATATCACGTCCATCAAGGTAAAAATAATCATTAATATCAACTCCGCTTGTCTCAACATTCACTTCACTATATCCATCTAAATTTTCTTCACTTGCTTTATATGTGCCATTTGATGTTATAGTTTTTGTTCCAAGTTTAGGTGGTATTTTTGTCAATAGAGAAACGTCTTTTGTTCCTTTTTTTAAACTCATAATCTCTCACCTACCCTTCTGTTACCCAAGTAAGGGTTCCATTGACATTCTTTAATACTTGAGTTTTAGTTGCATCATATCCAGTAATTTCTGTAAAAACAATTTGATTTGATGCAATTTTACTATCAACATAACTTTTTGTAGCTGCATGATTTACATTTGTAGGTTCTGCAACGAATAGTGGGTCATAAGTATTTTGAGTGTTAGCTCTCACTACTGCAACCCCGCCTCCAGCAATACCTGTTATTCTTGATGCGTTTGTAGCACCTGTTTCTATTGTTGAACCTAAATAGATTGGTGCTTCCCCATCTATATGAATTTTTTGGACATTTAAAAGTGAATTTCCACTCATATTGATATTGCCATCCATAGCTCCGCCAGATAGAGGTAATAATTTTGTTACAGTTTCTGTCCAAATATCATTATTGCAAGTAATAGTTACTGATTGAGAATCTGAAATTAAAGTAAATATTAGAGTGTTGTTACTCATAAATGTTAAAGGTATTAAAGAGTTATTATAAATAGCCCTAACTGTTAAACCAGAAGCTATAGCATCTTTTATTTCAGCTGTTGTCTTGTTTGATAATAAACCTGCAGTTGTATCTTTTGTTAAAGTTACATCAAAAAATACACTACTTAAATATTCTCCGTTTAAATCTACTTCTGTCCAAGATTCTTGTGTAGCAGTATGAAAATAATGGATAGAACGGGTAGAAACAACTTGCCCTCCAGATTTTATTATTGTGTATCCAAATGTAAGTCCAAAACCTCCGTCAGAACCAACTTCTCCATTCATTAATGGCAATTGACTATTCCCAACACAAGCAATTAAAACCCCATTTGCTTCGTAAACCGCTCTAATTTGGTCGTAAGTCTTATCACTTGTATATGTGCCATCTCCATTTTCTGTCAAAGTGATGGCAAAAGCTCCACCATCTGCAGGAACATCATCTGTAATTGCATAAAATACATTGTTGTCATACGTCTTTAAAGCATCGTATTCAGCTTTTGTCCCTGTCCAAAACTTATTAGTGACATTATCATGAACGTCTTTTATTCCAACTGTTTCAGCTTTAGATTCGGCATTTAATACTATTGTGTCACCATCAATTTCTAACCCTGATGGCAAATTTACTATAACTTTTTCTCCATCTTCTCGAACAAAAGTTAATGCCCCAGTTGATGTATCATAACTAGCATTTGATATTGCATTATCACTAGCCAATTTCAAATCAGCATTAGTTTTATTTCCATTAAGTTCTACACCATTTATAGATGGTTTATTTGATAATTGTGAATAATCGCTTGTACCACCAGAACCAGCACCAGCAGCCATTGCTCTGGCAACTAAGTCTGTAGTTAAACCACTTTTAGTTAGACCAACTACATTTACACTTCCGTTAATACTATTAATTTGTACATAACTTTTTCTGATTCCATTGATATCTATCCAATATACACCTGGTTCTGTAATATCATTTGAAATTTTGTATGTAGTGGCATTAATTGCTCTTAATAGCGAAAAATTATCATCTGTTAATTCGGGATTTCCATATACATTTATATTTAATGATGTTGTTTCTCCCTCGACTTTTAAAACCAATGTCCCATCATTTACATTATATAATGTTTTACTTAAATTTGGGCTGGTTTGATTTTCAAAAAAGATTATTTCATTAGTAATCATTTTAAATTTTCCTCCTTTCTAAAACAAAATAAGAGAGTGCATCTTCTGCTCTCCCTATCTATAAATAATATTTTTGTGAAAAAAATAAAAAAACCTCATATTTTCAAGCCTAAGTAGGCATTGGGTTTTCAAACTAAAAAAAACAATAAAAAAGGCTTTGTATCAATGGTATCGATATAAAGCCGATATACAACAAATCTATAAAATACTAGCAAAAAATAGAAAGTATTTTATTGTTAGTCTGCCATATAAACATAAGAAGAGCCTTGGTTATTTTTTAAAAGACAAAAATCAAAGGGGAATTTGTCGATGTACACAAAGTGTCTTAGGAGAAACTTTAGTAGAAAAAATAATAATAACCAAAGACTACTCCCCTAGATTAAATTAAAGTATATTACTTGTGTCAACGATTTAGAGGTATCGAATGCATCTAGGGGAATCAGGACAATATCCACAATATTCGTATCGAACTATTGTGGAAATATTGAATGGAATGTAATTCATAAATGCTATAATAGTAATTTTATGTACTACAGATTGGTTAAAGGTGTACAAAAAAACATTATTTCCAGCACTAAATTTCTTAATAAATTATACAATTTAGCATATATTATTTATAGCAATTCATCGAATTACAAATTAAGTATATCATATTTATTATTATTTTGTCAATATTATTTCCGAGAAAACATTATTTACTTGTTATCATTTTATTAAAAAACTTATACAACATCATAATATAATAACATCTTACCACCACATAGCAGGGAAAACAGCTTTTAATAAGTCAAACATTTCATTTTTTAAATCATTAAGATATCCGTCTTCTGACCATGTGATTTCAAAGTAATCGTTTTTTATCATATAATCTGTTATTTCAATAATTCTATCGATGATTTGTAATTGAGTATAAGTTTTCCCGTTATATTTGAATTTATACTCTTCTAGGTCAACAATCTCAGTTGCCAGTTCCTTATATTTTTTAAATCTAGTGTTAATCCACTTGATAAACTCATAATCTAAGTTCCAGGTCTCGTCATCAGACCAACCTCTTGTTTTTCTTTGCAACCAATATTTTACTTTTTTTGATAACATTTTAATTCCTCCTTATTTATTTTTATATATTATATCATACTTTTGTTTGTATGTCAATATTATTCCACAAAAAAAAGAGGAACAACCTCTTATTTGCTTAAAGCTTTGATGAGTCCATCTTTCTTTAAGTTATAGTATCCACTTATGCCTCTTTCTTTAGCAATACGTTTAAGTTCTTTAACATTCATAGATTTGTAATCTAGTGCAGTGTTTTCACAAGGACATTCGCAGCAAGCATCAGAATCCATTGCTTCGATTTCCATACTTAAACGTTTTAATGTCAACTCGTTTATCTTTTTTGTTCTTGCTTCAGAACATATGCTAATGACAATAATCATTATCATAAATATGATTGCTAAAAACAAAAATAGACAACTTAACATAATTTTTACTTCTTCCATTAATTTCTGCCCTCCTTGCAATAATTATATCACAGGGTGGTTTTATCTGTCAACTATTTTCCAGTACTGCCTAATCCACCAATACGTTCTGTTGTTATTTCTTCCTCTTCGTCTACAATCAAATATTTAGCAAATATGCCCTGGGCAATCTTATCTCCGATATTTATTTTGTAATCATTATCGGTTGGATTAAAAAATTTAATGAAGATGTGCCCCTCATTATCAGGATTGTTATAATAATCGCAATCCACAATCCCTACAACATTTGATAATCTTATTGCTGTCTTAAATCCAATACTGCTTCTTGAATATATGTATAATACCTCATCTTCGTTCATTTGTGCTTTTATACCTGTTGGTATTTTAGCCATTCCATGAGCAGGGATGACAATTTCTATTGGGCTAATAAAATCATATCCAGCACTACGTTTTGTGCCTCTACGAGGCTTTAAATGGGTAATAATGGCACATTGAGGGGCATCTAATGAGGAAATATCTTTATCCCATTGTTCTTCACTAATAATTTCAAATTTACGCATCTTTTTCTTCCCCCTCTTCAATGTTTTCTTTGTTTAATAAACTATCTCTTACCCATGATAAAGTTCTCATAGAATATTTACATTCATCTGTTATGTTTTTGATAGAGTCAATATTGTTTTGTATTGCAGTAACTAAATTAATTGCTGGAATATTGCTAATACTATCTAATAATTCTTTAATGTTTTTAACCATATCATCAAATTTCTTGTAATCTTTAATAATTTCACCTTTATCATTTTTATAAACATTTGTTAATGATACCATGATATCGGTTAGTATCAAAGCACATAATTGATTGTCTGCCCCTTTCATAATAGTTTCAAATTTTTCATATTCTTCTGTTATTGCTTCTTTCATAATCATCTTCCTTTCTTACTTTATTTTCTCCATATAGTGCACTAAAATGTGTATTTATTGGAGCAAATATGCCTTATTTTCACCTCTAAATATCATTATATAGTATTTTCTGGTGAAAATCGAACATTACCAGTCTTTAAACTAGCTTGTATATCTATAATTCTTTGGTTTACAGAACCTCTAAATTTAAGACCTCTAATTTTCTTATTTAATTCAAAATGACCATCTACCAGTACATTGCATTGTTTTAGCAATTCTAATTTAATGGGGTCTTTAACTATTTCTTCATAAGTATAGCCACTATATACCCATACATTAAGCTCTGGTTTAATCTTTTTGTATTCTAATATCAATTCTGTTAATTGTTTTGCTTGTATAAATGGTTCTCCACCACTTAGTGTTAAGTTACAATGAGTATTTAGTTCTTTAATAATATCTTGTATAGTATAATCTTTGCCATTGTTAATATTCCATGTTTCAGGATTATGACAACCATAGCAATGATGAGGGCATCCTGCTGTAAATATTACATCACGAATGCCTACACCATCAACAACACTATTATGAGCAATACCCATAATTTTAATATTTGTCATTTTCATCACCAAAAGTCTTTTTAGTGTGTTTATATCTATATTTTACTTCTTCTTGTTTCCCTTTATTAAAATGAGATACATCACTTGTTAAATACCCTGTGACACGAGCTAAATGTTCAATGTTTGTACTATGACAAATTGGACATTCATCAGCAATATCATCACTATAACCACAACTTAAACAAGTGTCAATAGGGAAGTTGATTGCAAAATAAGGTACATCATTATCCATTGCATAGTTAATAATTTGTTCTACAGCTTCAGGATTGTCCATAACCTTGCTTTCAAATTCAGTATAAGTAATACAACCACTAGTTCCGTATTTGCATAAAGGAGCCTCTATGTCAATTTTCTTAAAGACATCGATTTCTTCCCACACAGGAACGTGAATACTATTGGTAAAGAACTCTTTGTCTGTAATATTAGGAATTTCTCCAAATTCATCACGTGTTCTTTTACATATAGTATAGCAACAACTTTCGGCTGGAGTATAATAAACACCAAAGTTTAAATCATTTCTTTCAGATGCTTCTTTGCAAAAGCCACTAATATGTTGTACTAGTTTTGTTACAAATTGATGTACTTCTGGGTCTAAATGGTTCTTGCCAAATAACGCTTGACACATTTCTGCAATACCAAGTACGCCAACTGCTTGCGAGCCGTGCCTCATAGCACTAGCAATGTTTTTACCATCAAAGCCTCTGATAGTCTCGTTTTTATACATAAATGGGGCAGCTTTTGGATTTTGATTACAAATATGATTGTAACGTGATACTAGGGCTTTTTCCACAATAGCCAATACCTCATCTAGTTCCTCCCAAAAGCCATTTATGTCGGCTGTTTTACGTGTTCCTAAAGCAATTCCGTGCTTTAAACCAATTTTTGGTAAATTAATAGTAACAGGGCTTACGTTACCACGTCCAACCTTTGAATAACCAAAACCATGTCTATCGTATGACATAGCGGTTCTACAACCCATTGTGCAGTTGTAAGTATCAGGATTTTCTGGGTCTTCAACATTACCACTAAAGTCGCAGTTTACAAAGTTAGGATAAATTCTCTTACATAACGATTTTATTGCTAGTTGTTTCAAATCATAATTAGGGTCTCCTGGATTTGCATTAATACCTTTTTTATGTTGAAATATAGCAATAGGGAATATACTGGTTCTATGAAATTTGCCAATACCATCTAAACTAGCCATTAATAGCCATCTACTGACCATTCTACCTTCTTCACTAGTATCTCTACCAAAATTGATAGATGTAAATGGCAATTGACTACCTGCTCTACTTTCTAAAGTATTTAAGTTGTGGTATAAACCTTGAGCGGCTTGCATACCTTCTCTTTCTAACATATCAATAGCATAATTGTATGCCTTTGAATATTTTTCTTGTAATTCTTTATTTCCGACACGCCATTCTTCTTCTGGTGGTATATAGCAATTTAATGGTTCTTCATAAACATATTTTAAACCATCTTTAAAATGTTTTTTAAAAGACATTGCAACAAATGGTGCTAAATCAAAATCAATGTGAGCACTTGCTACACCACCAAATTGTACTTGACTTTGACATTGAAATATTACTGCTATTTGTTGCATTGCTGTACTAATACTTCTAGGTGGTCTTACATCGCCGTTTCTAGTTGTAAAACCATTTTTAAATAACTTTGCAAAGTCTATAAATAAACAATTGTGCATTCCTGTTGCATAGTTGTCCATATCATGAATATAAATACGGTTATCTTGAAATGCTCTCCATACATCTGGCTCAATAAATTCATCTCTAGCAACTTCTTTTAATAAGACACCAGCAGCCTCAAACTTTCTGCCACCAAATGAATATTCATCTACATTAGCATTGGAATTTTGCACATTTGAACAATTTAGGATTTCCATTACTTTCTTTTTTGTATCATTTTTCATAAATATTCCCTCCTTCTTTATTATTGTAGTAAAGATATTATACGTTATCTATAACCTCTTCATTTTCTAATACTAACACATTAATCTTTTTAGAGAGATTGGTTGTTGCATCTATTGCAATAACTCGTCCGTCCTTTCTTTTTAATATGTCAAAACTTCCTTTTGGATTTCTATTTGGTGAATAGCCATACATTTTTCTTAAAGTGGCTGTCCCAAAATGACCAATTACGACAGTTTTATTTGTATTGTTTATCTCCTTTTCAAAAAAACTGCCATCGTCCCACATAAGTGCTTCCCAACCAGTAAAATGATATCTACTGCAATGTGGCTCATGCCAATCTTTAGCATTTGTATCTATTGCTCCATGAGTAAATATATAGTTCTCTGTTTCTAGGTAATATGGTCTTGTATTTAACCAATCTAACAACTCTGGAAACTCTTTATTTATTTCTTGCCTAGCTCCACTAAGCCAATCTACAAAATCTCCATAAGTCGGCTGGTCTATTTCTCTTAATACACAATACATCTCGAATGGGGCTGTCTCGTGTAAAAAGTCAGCCATAGTTTCGTTTACTCCATTATTATAATAATTAAATGGGGACAGAATTGTACCATCTAAATAGCCTGTAAAGAACCCAGTGTGGTTACCTTTTAGCACAACCGCACTTCCCTTATCAGATAGCCTTTTTAAATATTCATAGACTGCCAAAACATTTCCTCCACGGTCAAAAGCATCTCCAACACTAACCAATAAATGCTCTGGATTGTCTTCATCAAAACCAGCCTCTTTTAATCCTTTAATTAATATTTCATATTCGCCGTGGATGTCCGATACTGCAAATATTTTTTTCTTCATAGTCAATTCCTCCTTACTTACTAAAACTTTCTACGTCTCACATAGTCATCCTTTATTAACAACCTGCCCTTTTTACCTCTATCTGACGAATGTTCTCTTTCAAAGCACTCTAATATATCTCTTATTCTTCTCAAATTCTCTACATCAAGACAGCCTTTGATATTTTGGTCTATCATTTCACTAGTAATAGCCATAAACATATCTAAGTCTTTTGCCTCAATCAAATGTAAGTAATCGTGCGACGTATTTTGATTAAGAATAGAGCCATTCCATTTTAAATAGCCCTCTCCAAGACCTAAAGCCTTACAATTTCTTCTAGGAACTATTAAATGATGAAAACTTAAATCTTGTTTGTTTTTAATTTCATAGCCCATAAAATCATAACCTAGCTTCATTAATCTGTATTCTTTAATCATTTCTTTAGTAATTTCTCTCATAAAAGAACCTCCTATTTATAATAATCTAAGAAATTCTCCTTGTGTTCCACTGATAATTCTTTTATAACTTTATCTGCGGCATCATCGCAATCACTTGAAACCATCATACCACATAACTCTTTAAAAGCATTTTGTTGTGCTTCTATTACACCACTAATAATGCCAAATCTAACAAGCTTGTAGATTGTTGTTTCTAACTTCTCACATATTTCTGAATTAAAATTATCTTTGCCATATTGTTCTACAATATCATTCTTTATTGCATTGGTTTTAGTATCATATAGTTCAGCCAATTTTCTAGCTTCTTCTAATTCTATTTTGCCCTTTTTAACATATATCATATAGTTTCTAAGTTCACCATTGTGGTATATAATAGCATCTCCGAACTTTTTATTCTTCTGAAATAGATTTTCTATCAAATGTGTTAATCTGATTATACTAGCTAATTGTTTAGGGTCATAACCAAATCTTTTAATCTTTTCTATTGTTGCTGGATATTCGTGTTCTAAAGCACAAACCTTTTCTTTACTCATACCACTAATACAACGTGCTAATTGTGGTAAATTCATTTGAGTTATATCATTTCGCATAGAAATAATTGCATCGACATACAACTTGTATTTAGGATTAATCAATTTATATTTAGTAAATAGTATTTCTATATAAGATTGGTTTTGCTTCTTCCACATCCCCATCATTACTCTTACATCTTTTACATCGATTTGTTCTCCTTCAAAATTGTATTTAGTTGATACCATAGCAGAACCTTTTATAAGATTGTCTAGTTTTGGAATTACCAAACACTTAGTATCAACATCGGACACATAATCATCTTCATAGATGTCTAAATTATAATTCTGACTACCTTGTAAAAATATTCCTATTATCTCATAACCCAAAGATGTAATATAATTGTAGTGAGCTTTTAATCTATCCTTAATGTGGTTATTCCTTTCTTCCTCTGTCATAATTATTTCCCTTTCTTCAAAGACAACATCTTATCGCGATACTCATTATATGCATCGTATCTTGCCATAATATCAGTTTGTTGCTCTGGTGTTAAATTTTTAGAGAAATTTTTGTAAAATGTACAATTACCAAATGGTTCTACACATGCCCCACAACGGATACATTGAGGTACACATGCCCAGAAAATATCTTCGTCATATTCTCTTACTGCTTCTAATAAAGATTCCCAATATTTCCTAGTAATAGGGTCTGCACAAGTACATAATCTTTTTGCACTAATATTAATAAGTGCTTGTATATTGGCATCTGCTTCCATTGGTACCAGGTTCATTTGGCTTCTTTCTTCTCGATTTATACCTGTGCGGTCAGTTCTTTCTGTTCCAATGTATTTTTCTATTCCTTGATGATGTCTTGCAAAATGAGTACTGATAGCATAGGGAATAGAATCCCATTTCCAACTTATTTCACTTCTTCTGATTGGAGAGTGTTCACAAATTAAAAGCTTTCTTCTCCATTCTTTGCCAGGCATTTGCTTTGCCTGCTTACTAATTGTTGTCATACAAGCAGATTTGATACGAAGCCAATCTACATTAAAATATGTTATTTTTGCTGAAGTATTATATTTTTCCATGGTTATTCCTCCTTAATTAAATTTTAAAATGTCTTTTTTCTTTTTAATTTGAGGTAACATTTACCACAAACACCTTCATATCTTACCGAAGTAGTGCCATCTATTACAACCTGTTCTCCATCAAATACTGGGGTATCATCTTGTAGACGCAAGTTTTGAGTTGCTTTAGCCCCACATTTACAAACAGTCTTTAATTCTTCAATATCATCTGCTATTTCTAACAATCTTGTAGAACCAGGGAACCCTTGCATTCTAAAGTCTGCTCGCAACCCATAGCACAAAACAGGTACATCATATTCCTTTGTGATATAATACAATTCATTAACTTGTTTAGGTGTTAAGAATTGAGCTTCATCAACAATTATAGCATCAGGCTTTATTGGTTTCATTTTTTGTAATATTACATCATCGGTGCCCAATAGAATATCCACATCTCTATCTAACCCAATTCTACTAACAACTTTGTTATTCCCTTTAGTATCAATTTGTGGTTTGATTAACACAATATGCATTCCCTTTTGCTCGTAGTTGTATGCAACTTGTAATAATGCAGATGTTTTACCGCTACTCATTGCACCATACCTAAAATAAAGTTTAGACATATAATTACCTCCTAACATAATTTTCTAAATCCGATTTTTCAATCCACATTGCCCTCATAACCCCCAACAAAGCATTACAATCATCTAAGGCTCTATGTGAATTTTGTACGTCTTTGACATCATATCTTACAATCATGTCACACAGCTTATTACCTTTATATAGCCCAGTTCTATCTTTGGCAACCTCCAACATATCCAATACTGGGTTAGTAATTTTATAACCTGGAGACATATCATTCATAAATGATTTTACAAACTTCATATCAAATGGCGAATTGTATGCCACAATTAATATGTCATTATAATCCCCAAATATGCCCTTTAGGAGCTCAAATAATGCTTCCTTGGTAATTCCATCAATTTGGCACATTTCTTCTGTTATGTGGTGAATATGGCTATTTAAAATGGGGTATTTGTTTTTAACCAACACATCAATATCTTCTCTATGTGCAAATTTTTCTTCCCCCTCTTCTTTTGTGAGTAATATCCCACCAAGCTCTAATATTTCACCAAATGGTTTAGGGGTTAGGCTACTTGTTTCAGTGTCGAATATAAACATCTTATTATAATTCTTAAACATCAATATTTTCTTCCTTTCTTTCTTCGAGCCCTATATATTTAACAAGATTAGAGGGTTGAATATTTCTTACTTGTTTTTCTAGCCATTCTCCACTCCAAGCATCTTTGTTTTTATAAGCACTAAATATTATTGGGGGATACATGGTTCCCTTTGCCCATTCTGCAAATTGTTTTTGATTATCCCAAATGTGAGCATCCATATATCTCAAATCGTTTTTGACCTTTTCAAGCCAAACACAAAGAGCATTTCTTACCTCATCAAATTGTGATTTGTATTCTGGAAAAGACGATAAAATATCATCATCTTTTTGGTCTAATATCATTAATAATATTTTTCGTGATGAGAAAATTCCATTACCCTTTTGAGAAAACAATTCCATGTATTGGCTCGATTTCATTTTAACTCTGGTTTTCAAACTCTTATCGGAAATTACATATCCCTCAAAATGTTCGTGCTCTTTAGTAAATCCATCTACTTCTTGTTGTAATTCTCTCATTATCTTTTTAGGGTTCTTATCTATTTTAATAATCTTGCACTTAGGACGTTTACATTTTTTTACACCAGCACAATCATCTTCAAAATATGGCATTTCTAATAAAGTGTAATTATCACGACGCCCTAGATAATAAACATCTTCTGTTCCATATGGAACAATTACTTTATTTTCTAAACCAACCAGTTCAAACATATATGTATACCTTTTATCTAATTTGTCATATTCGATTTTTCCTTTAGATGCATAATTAAAAAGCTCCCCATAATTATTTAGTCCATTCATCGGAAATTGTAAAGGTGCATTAAAAGCACAAGGGGTACCGCTGGTTGCTATATGCCATAAACCATTATCATAAAATACCTTAATTAAACTACCATCTATTTTTTCTTCAACATACCATTCTTTTCTATGATAAAGTTTCTTTAAATCATTTTTAGCATTTGGGTCTCCAACACAAAAGAATTTAGTAAATGGAACACATACCAATACATATTTATGCCCCCTTTTTTTCATTATAAATCCTCTTGCCTCTTTAACCATTGATTTTTTAAAATCAGAGAATAATTGGTTATATTTAACTAAAGTATAATCATCAAAGTCCCTAAATGATAAATTATATGGCGGAGCTGATAATATATCTCTCCAATTTTGGTTAGAATTAATAAGTCTTAATATTTCAAATTTTAATCTTTTTTTCATTTTTTTCTCCTTTTTTACACTTCTATATTATCTATCAGTTCGTAATCATTGAGCCACCATTCCTTAACGTCGGTTTTTTCCCAACCTTTTTCTGTCTTACGTTGTTTATATTTTTCAAAAAACTTGCCACATTTAAGTAATTGTCCTTTTTTAAATGGCTCTTCTTTGAACAATAATTTATTTATTTTACAAGCGACCTCTTTACCCGAACCCAACGAATATAATGTAACCCTAGGGCTGTATTTTGTATCTACATCAGTTACTAAACAATATCTCTTATCTACATCATAAATCATACTTATATAACCAACAACATCTGCCTCAAACAATACTTGTTCTGAAATCGGCACTATTTCATCTGGTATTCTTTTTTCTACATTAGATAATATTTTTATATAATCTATATTTACATATTGTTTTTCGGTCTCTTTTTCGTAGCAATCAACAATGTCATCCAAAATTAAACCTTGGTCTGCTAATTTATCTTTTGCTAAAGTTTTTCTTCCATATAAAGATTTAAAATATTTATAAGTGTTTAATAGTTTTTTGTTTTTACCAAATTCATCAAAATATTGTAATTGTATCAATATTTCCATTTGTCTGGAATTAATTTGTCTATCTTCTTCAATTTGTTGTAACAAACTAATAAAATTGTCATAATGATTGTGACGCAATGAATAAAGATATTCTGCCGCACCATCATTCAAATATTTTATACTAGCAACACCTTTATAGATGTGATGATTTTCCTCATCGTACATATATTTATTAGTTGAATGTCTAAAACGAGGTGGCAATATTTGATAACCATATAATTTTGCCATTTCAAAACCACCAACAATGTCATCTTCATTTTGTGCATTGTTTAGATATGCCATTATAAAATATGGAGTGTAATAATATCTTAAATATGCACATAGATAGCCAACCATACAATATGCTATTGAGTGATTGTAACCAAACATATATGAGCTAGAGTCAATCAATATTTGAATATACTCTTGTAGCTCATTTACAGCCTCTTCACGAGGTTTTCCTGATTTCTCAACATATCCGTCTTGAATTGATGGTAACGCTTGTTCTAGCCTATCCATTTGCTTTCTAGCAATGGCTCTACGAACATTATCTGCGGCACTTCCACTTAAACCACATATTTGTTGTAAGAATTTTAAGACATCTTCTTGATATACCAGATAACCATAGTTATCTTTTAACATATCATCTATCATTGGTGATATATTATGATGTACATCCTTTTTCATCAGTGAGTCGCGATACGATGTCCCACCTGGTCTTAATGCGGCTGTTACTAATGACATATCAAATATACTTTTTGGCTTAAATTCGCATAGCATTTGAAATGCGTATGTTCCCTCAAATTGGAATATACCTTGAGGACATCTCAACATATCATCCCAAACTTTTTGGTCATCCCAATTTATTTCATTAGATTTTGGATAAGGGATATTAGCATACTCACAGGCATCCTTTATAATTCCAACATTTTTGAGCCCTAAAATATCATACTTAACTAGCGATATTTCGTGTACATCTTCCATATCAATTTGAAGTATCTTTTTGTTGTCTTTATATAATGTACCATAATTGTCTTCTAATGTAATTGGACTAACAACCATACCACAAGGGTGCATAGATTGAGATATATTAGTATTTAATAAACCATCAAAATAGTAAAATAATTCACTATATTTTTCTTTTGCTTGTTCTGGATTTGACTCGTATTCCTTTTTAATCTTCTTTAAGTTTTCTAAAGAATATATATCTTTATCTGTTTTTCTATGTAATGCTCTACCGATTTCATCGATACAACCTTTATCTGAAACAGTACCAATTGCTAATATATAGGCTGTATATTGCTCACCAAACTCTTCAATCATATGATTGTATACCATCTCACGGTCATTAGGTGCGAAGTCAACATCAATATCGCCTATTTCTTTTCTATCTTCATTAGCGAAACGAGAAAATACTGTTTTCCATCTAATTGGATTAATATCAATAATACCTAAAACATATGCCACACAAGAACCACCACAAGAACCACGTGCAAAGCCTGTTGGTATATTGTGACTATGACACCAATTAACTAAGTCTGACATAAATAACATAAAACCACACATATTAATCTTTTCAAATACAGCAAGTTCAGTTTTAATATTATCTATGAATACTTGCATTTGCTCTTGAGGAATAGCCCCGCTAGCAACTTTTTCTTTAAGCATCTCCCATAATCTGCTTTTTATGGTTGCAATATCATCATCATAGACTTTAGGATATTTGAACTCCTTGTCTAATACAATTTCTTCACAAGAGTCTGCCATAACGTTTGTATTTTCAATAGCCTGTAGATAGACACTTCTTGGCAATGCGTCTTGTTCTTCAAACATATGCACCAATTCGTCATAAGACTTATATGTTAAATCAAATTGGTCTTCATTTGCAAATTCAATACCTTTAGCTAACTGTAATATCGAACGGCATTCTGCTTTATATTGATTAAGACTATGAGTGTCTGTTCCAGCAATTAACGGCTTATTATACTTTTTAGCCCATTCAAACAACCTCTTGTTGTATATTTTTTGTTCTTTACTATTAATGTGTGGTTGAATTTCATAATAATCATATTTCAGCAATACATCATTGAAACTGCCTTTCAAGTAATCTAATCTTTGTCTTTCCTCATCTGTAATATCATCTTTCATTGTCAAATTAGTTATTTCATCTTCTAATCGTGCCAATGGTGATGCTAAACAAGCCGATATTTTAATTACATTGTCGCTTATATTTAAGAACTCATTAAATGATATTCTGGGTTTAAAATAAAAGTGGCTACTAGTATTGGATGTACTAACCAGTTGATTTAACTCTCTCAATCCGTCCATATTTTTTGCAATCAAAATTGTATGATAATTATCACGAACCTTTGGCTCCAATTGTGCTGTTAAATATACCTCACATCCGTGAAGATATTTTATTCCAGCCTTATCACACGCCATCTTCTTAGCAACCCAGTGCATAATATTTCCGTGCTCAGTAAAACATATTGCCTTTTGCCCTAAACTGGCAGCCATTATTATATAATCTTCAAATTTCGTTGTGCTATCTAAAAGACTAAAATCGCTATGCAGATGATATACAATATAATTAGACTTTTTTTCATTCATCTTTCTATGCCTCCCTTTATCTTTAAATAAATGATAGCATAGTATTAAAAAAAAGTCAAGACACTATCTTGACTTTTCCTTTTCAATCTTTATAGTATTAGCCTGAAATTTCTTTAGCATATCTTCTAAATTATCATGCTTGTTATCATTTGCTTGTTCTCTTTCGACATTACGAGCTTTCTTTGCATCTCTACATTCTTTACAGCGAATTGGGGCAGCAAATCCTTTTTCTTCATAAAATCTTTGTTCTCCTACTGTAAAATCAAATTCCTTCTTACAATCTTTACATACTAATTTAATATTTTCCATTACTTACTTTTTCCTTCCTTTTTTTTTATTTTCCTTTTCTTTATATGAGGTAAAAACATCAACTTGTTCATTTATACTATCATAAATAAATTGTCTCAAATTTTCAGTTCTTAAAACTTTTTCTGCTAATGCATTTAAAACCATGTCGGCTTCTTCAATAGATAAACACAACGAAACCTTATAATCTTTAGATATCTTATTATCCATAATATACCTACTTTATTGATAAATTCTTATTTTCAACTATTTCAAACCCAGGGATTACTAAAGAATAACTACCATCTGCTTGTTTTGAAGCTAACACATCATCTTTAAGATTTTTCTTAGAAATTTTAGGTTCTTCAAATGTAAAGTATCTTTGCTTATATTCGTCCTTAGAATTAATATACTTTCTTAGTTCAGAGTCGTCAACTATATTACCAGCTGAACTTTTTCTGTATGATAATTTCTTATCTCCGACTTCTAATTTTTCTTTTTGGTTAGCTTTCATTAAACTATCAATATAATCTTTTAATTTATCAGCTTTGTTTTCAAAAGATTTTGCTCTTTCCAAAATTTCTTTGCTACGGGTTTTAAGAGCATCTGCTTTTGATTCATACATTTGATATATACCAGCTAATGACTCTAATTTATTATCTAATGCTTCGTTTAAAGCATCTAGGTCATCAGTTGTAAAAAATACTTCTCCAGTTTCTTCATCAAAAGTAAAACCATTCTCTACTATCTGAGCAATTTGTTGAGATATACCCCAACCACTTAATTCATTTATATCCATATTAAATCTCCTTATTTTCTCTTGTTTTTTTATAAGTTCCTTTAGAACTATCCCATATAGTTTTAGGGTAGTTCTTTCTTTCGAGCAAAGCAAGTTTGCTTTCAGCTTGTTTTATTTCCCAATCAGAACCTTTTTCTTTGGCTTTTTCAAGAGCCTGAAGCAAAGCTTCTTTTTTCATCATACGTTTATGTATAATAGTATTTCCAAACATTTTTCTTCTCCTTTTTTATCTATATTCTCCCAGCAAATTGTTATATATTGCCTCTATTACATTAACTACAATACTATTGCCAGCCTGTTTGTATAGTGCTGTATTTTTATTAACTTTAGCTGCCTTTTCAAAATCGATATCATCAAATCCCATAAGCCTCCAGCATTCCTTGGGTGTTAACTTTCTAATTAACAAATCATTAGTTAGACAAAAAGTGCTATCATTACCTGCTCTAAGAGTGGGGCTGACTCTTAATCCTACTCGATTGTCACACCAGCCACTAGTGCATTGACAACTATAAATATCTTGGTTACTATTTATTATGCTATCCTTTTCTCTCTCAAAATTAACTCGCACGCTTGGTTTAATTTTGTCGTCCACAACAGCATCTTTTTTGATAGCTAAAAATGTACCATTACTTGCATCAACCCTTGTAGTTATAGTGCCTGCCAAATTATCTTCTTTGACTTTTCTATTATAAGCATCTATATAGGCAACATTATCATTTATGTCATTGCTTTTTAAAGTTTCTGTTAAACACTTATTATAATTTTTAATATAATATTTGTTATCGGCATCCTCTAAAATATCTTTCAATGTAATTTTGAGCTCTTGCTTTTCTGGGAAATTAAAATGAGCATCGACATTTTTTCTAATACTAATGGTGAATATTCTTTCTCTATTTTGTGGCACACCATAATCTTTAGCATTCAAAACCTGATAATAATTATTATAACCCAATTTTTCCATGGCATCTAAATATGCATCAAAATTATGTCTGTGTTTCTTGCTTAATAAGTTTTTCACATTTTCCCAAATTATATATTTGGGTTTTAATAACTCTACAATTCTTATTGTTTCATACATCAAACTGGATGGCGTCCCAGAACCTTTATCCCCACCTTCTTGCTTACCAGCCGAACTAAATGAAGTACAAGGGCTCCCATGAAACAACAAATCTATTTCCCCTACATCAGTTTTGTTTGGCTTATATTCACAAACATCTTTTGGTTCTATGTTAGCATCATAAATAGCATTGTAGGATTTAACTGCATATTTATCTATTTCTATAGCATCGACTATTTCGTAGTTGTACCCCCCCCTAATCAAGGCTTTTCTAGGGGCACCAATACCAGCAAATAGTTCGATAACTCTCAATTTTTTCTTCATTCAAAATTTTCCTTTCTTGTAATAGGCAAATCTGTATGTTCTATTGGTTTATTTGTTTTACATTCCAACAACATATCTTTTGCCTCTTTATACAAATCTTTGGTCTTATAAATTTTATAGTTATCATTATTTTCGTTCATCCATATTAAATAATGCTCGTTATGCAATTTTAACCCAGTATTTCTTTCTAAAATATATTGGTAACCGTTTAATTGAAGACTGTACTGAATATAATTACAATCGTCTAAATGGGATAGACAACCTGTCATTTTTTGTCCTTTATATGACTCAAACTTTATTTCTTTATTTGATTTATAATCCAGTATAACTAATGAGTTAAGTTTTCTGGAATAGCACAGGAAATCTATACTACCACATATTCCTAGTTCTTCGTCTCCAACTACCAATTCTAACCCAATAGGTATAATCCTGTCTTTATAAGCATTGTAAAAGCTATCAGCTATCTTTGTCAAATTAGACCATAATGGCTCTAAGATGTCATATCCAAACTGTGCCACAACTTTGTCTTTAGGATAAGTATAATTTCTGTTAGACCACATATATTCATTATAAGCATGAATATGTGTCCCCTTTATTTTTGCCAAGTCGTTATCTAACTTCCACATATCCAGTACATCTTGGACAGGAATACCAAGTTTTTTTGCTGTAAAAGGAGCAATCTTTTCCGCATCAAATGGCTGAGAGTGAGAGTGAATGAGTGCCGTCATTGACGTTTGTGCTTGACATCTATTCCCATTTTCATCAAGCCACCAATATATGTGTGGTTCTTCTTCAAAATGAAATTTATCAAATACCTTTAGTTGGTTCTTAAAGTTATTGACTAGAGTTTCTTCTTCTTGATTTCTTGTAAATATCATAATGGAGAGACCTCCTCTGCTACTACTTGATGTGGGTTTGGGTCATCAGTCCTTATAGGGCTGGTATCCTTATTCCAACCATATCTAAACCAAAGTTCAGAAGGTGTTTTGTAAAAACGATAACTAGGATAATCAAAATACAATTTTACTAAGGGCAAGATGCCTGTAATACGATTTTTTAAAACCTCTACACACGAATCTTCCTGTATTGGCTCTTTGCCTTTTAAATATTGATTTCTAGTATTTGTTTCTCCTTCTTTCTCTTTGTCTGTGTATCTATGAACACTAAACACCATATGAGCTAAATTTACTATATTACCACTACCAGCAATATCCTCTTTTGTAACTCTTATTTCCCCCGTTTTACGCGGATGTGCTACCAAAAATACCAATACATTATATTTTTTAGCAAAAAAGATTAATTTATTGACAAATTCTTTTTCTGCTTGCAAGCGACCCTCTTCGTTACATTCCAAATCAATCATCATTAAATTATCGATTAAAAACACTTTTGTCCCACATTTACGAGCCAACTCTTCCATTTTATTAAGAATTGCTGTAGATGTAGAATCGCGGTCGTTGTCATAAACTAATATTTTTCCAGAATACCAATTCTGCATTAATTTTCTTTTTTCTGAATTGAACACACGAACATGTCCATCTTTCATAGTTATATTATCTCTGCCTATCATATTGGTTTCAACCCAGTTCCTTAATATAGGGGCTGGCAATTCGCCACTAAAAACGAAAACATCATAACCTTGTTGCACAGCTTGGCAAATAGCAACCTGATTTACAAAAACTGACTTTCCTTCCCCACTTTTTCCTGTTATAATGTTAAGGGTTCCAAAAGTTAGTTTATATATTTTGTCATCAAGTTCCTTTATACCTGTATATAAACCCTCTGCATGTTCAATATCAAAATCTTCTGCTTTTGATAAATCTAATACATTTTCAACTGGTATTTCTAAAGGTTTGTTTATGTATTGTAAAACCCTATCTTTTCCTTTGAAATACAATACCTCGTTGGCATCTTTAAGTCTAGCTCCATTTGGTGTTGTATCTTCTGGATTTATTTCTATATAATAGGTTCTCCAAGTCCCTAAACGATAAAGTACATCATTTCTTGCTTTTATGCCAGCCGCATCGCTATCAAACCACAATATTATCTTATCGAATTGTTCCAGCCATTCCCAATTATATTGTATCCATTGCGAATTAGCACAGCCATTTGGAATTGATACGGTGTTAGAATAACCAGCTTCTATTGCTGAAAGGCAATCTACTTCCCCCTCAACAACCAAGAGAGGTTTGGCTGGGTCTATTCTATTCATATTAAATAGTAAAGGAGCAAAGTCAGAATCTTTTTGAGACCAACATTTACTATGGTCTTTCTCTTTATTAAACTTTCTGCCTAAACGATATTTAACTGTCATTAAAGTATCATTAGAATTATAATAGTGAAATGCGACATTGCCATGAATGTCACTTTGGACATCAGCATAATCAAGAGTTTTAGTGCTTATACCTCTAAGACCCAAATACTTTTCTACATTAGCTCTATCTGAGTGCTCTCTTTTAGGATAGCGATAAGAAAAATCTTGAACACCTTTATTGCTAAAGTTATATTCTATATCCACTTGTTTAAACAATTTTTCTACTGCTTCTAAATAACTCATTCCTTGTGCTAAATATAAATCTATGATACCATAATTACGACCACAAGAGAAACAATGTGCAGAGTTGTTTTTTGGATTCCATATAAATGATGGGGTTTTATCTTTGTGCCATGGGCAAGAGCAGCTCTTACTAGTCTCATTATAAGAGCCCTCTAAACCAAAGTATGCCACAATATCTGCCATGGCTTTATCGCCATATAATTCTTTTGCCTTGTCTATTTTTTCCTTTGGAATTAACATACCCTGCCACCTTTCTAAAATTATTATTGATTAATCTATTAATCTAATCTTAGAATGGGCACTCGTCTTCGGCTGTTCGTGCTACAGCAGTTTGTTGTACAGGAGCAACTGGTGTTACTGGTTGAACTGGTTGCTCATATGTTGCTTGAGCAACTTGTGTTACTGATTGAACTGGTGTTTCAGCTACTGCTGGTGCTTTATCTAAATTTCCAGCATAAGCCTGTTCTTTATTATTAGAATCACATTTGTCAAATGAAAACACAGTAAGTTTCCAATATTTTGAATATTTTTTTATTTGTTCTTGAGAATCCCAATAAGGTTCGCATAGCATTTCAACGTCTAAATTCGTAATAACATCTCCAACTTGTATTTCTTTTAATTTACGGTAAGCATGTCCTACAAATTTAACACCTAAAAAGTAACTTGGGATATAACCATTCTTACCTATTCCCTTTGATAAATTATTTTGGTCGTAATCAGTATCTTTAGCTGGACGAGTCGAAGAAATTTTTACCTTTGCATATCTATTATTATCTTCTATATTCCAAATCATATATTTATCTTTTTCTTTACTTCTCAATAACATTATTTATTTCCTCCTCTATTTTCTTTTAATAAATTTAATTCAGACAAAGATTGTTTTAATAAAGATTCATTTTTACAATTTTTAGGATTAATTTCTCCTAAAATATCAATAGTTGCTTTCTTTACATCAGGGTCTTTACTTCCGCCTAATGCAGTGGCTAAATTAATAATTTCTTGTTGTGCCTTAGCAATATTAAATGCATCTTTACCTTCGTTAGCCCATTTAATTAATGCTTCTCCGTCTTTTTCAGATAGTATTGTTGCCCCTCTACCCTCAAATAAATGAGTATTATCTTTTTGAACCTCTGAGGTGTTAGTTTTTTGGTCAATTAAGAATGTACAAGTAAATTCATATTCAAAACCATCTCTTTGTTTGGCTCCAACTCCTAATTTTTGGACATTCAACTTACCACTCTTTTCATCCTTAGTAGTTTCGTATTGGTCTTTACCCCTCATGGTTGCAATAATATGCATTGGGCTTTCAGCAATTGCATCAATAAATTTTTGATGTCTAGGTGTAACTTTGCTCCAAGCTTGATAATTTCCACCAGCTTGATTTTGAATATCCAAACATCCACCTTTACCTTCCCATTCGTGAGAAGATGAGTCAATAATTAGAATGTCATATCCTTTTTCAACAGCAAAATTAATAAGGTCAACATATTTTTCTGGATTGTGAGGTGGGTCTATGTCCACAATATCATAATCAAATTCATTTGCGTAATAATATCCTCTCTTTTGTTCAGTGTTTCCCATAAGAATTTTTGCTTTCTTACCTGTTTCTTTTTCAATTTCATTTGCCATGCCAGTTGCAAGTCTTAATGCACCATATGTCTTTCCTCCGCCTGACGGAGCCATAAGTGCAACTTTAACACTTATCTTTTCTCTGACAGCCTTTTTGATTTCAAATGCCATATTTTCTTTCCTCCTTGTTTTACTTTTTCAGAATTGTTTCACCATTTCCTATTCTTGTGTTCAATTCTAATTGCATTATACTATTCTTTGTCATAATTGTCAATAATCTTTTTAAAAATTCTAAAGAATTTTTTTACTTCATGAGAGGTGTTTTGTTGTCCAAGCGATATTCTTATTGTACGCTTTGCTTCATCTGCACTATATCCCAAAGCCATTAAAGTTTTTGATGGCTCATCACTACCTGAATTACAAGCACTTCCAGCCGAAATTGCCACACCCTCTCTGTCAAATATTTGTACTGCTGTTTGTGCATCTAAATGACTAAAAGTTATATTTATTATCCCATTGTTGCCATGGATTATTAAATGCAGATTGTATTTTTCGTTATATTTTTTCAAAACCTCTTCAAGTTCAAGTTGTAACTGCATGATGTGTAATTTGTTGGCTTCTAATTTTTTTGTTGCTATCTTCATAGCCTCTGCCATACCAACTATGCCTGCAACATTCTCTGTGCCACCACGCAATCCTCTTTCTTGGTGTCCATATATAAGTGGCTCAAGATTTTTTTGATATGGTTTTCTTATAAATAGTACCCCAACACCTTTTGGTGCTCCGAACTTATGTCCACTAAATGATGCGGCAGCACAATTATTTAATCCAAAAACATCAGTATGAAATGTAAAAATGGTATTGGCATTATCTTCTGAATTGGTCACTTTATAATCATACAAATATATCTCTAATTTGCCAATTGCCTGTGTTAAATCTACATGATAACCATCTATGCAACCCTTATGTGGTTTATGTATATTACCAGTCTCACTATCCAATAAGGGATAAGAATAGTATCTCTGCTCTTCTTTGCTATCAGCACTTGCAAATGCCATAGAGTCATGAGAAACATCACTACAATAATAAGCAAAATTTTTAGATAGCCAAGAATTACTTTCGCTAGCACCGCTTGTAAAGAAAATTTCTTCTGGGCTACAATTCAATATGTCCGCAATGGTTTTACGAGCTCTCTCAATAGCCATATGTGCTTTTCTGCCCTCTTTATGCACACTACTAGGGTTCCCATACTCTTTTGTTAAATATGGTCTCATAGCCCTTAAAACATGTTTATTAATAGGGGTGGAAGCAGCATTATCAAAATATATTCTTTTTCTCATATTAATCCCTCTATTCTTTCTTTTGCAATATTGAAATAGTTTTCATCTAATTCAATCCCAATAAAATTTCTTTCCAGCTCTTTGCAAGCGATACCTGTTGCCCCAATTCCCATAAAAGGGTCTAAAACCACATCCCCTTTATTACTAGAGTTTTCAACTAATATCTTCATTAAATCTACAGGTTTTTCAGTATCATGAAGATTTTTTCCGTTAGCATTTTTCATTTTTTTGATTGGTATCTTTAAAATATCGGGTGTTCCACACTTATTGATTGGCTTGTCTCCGCCTTTTCTAAAAAGAATGATGTATTCAAAACAATTCATATAATATCTACCACAAATTTTATTTCCTTTTTCCCATATTAAACACTTGACAAAATGAAATCCTACTTTAGTTCCCTCATTAAGCATTTCTTGTAAGTTAGTGTTATTACACATTAAATATAAAATACTTTTATCTTTTAAGATTCTATAGAACTCAGGTAAATATTCTTTACAAGATGTATTATTGCAATCAAAGATAGTTCCTTGCTTTGCTTTTTTTTCTTTCCAATAGCCACCCATCGTGCCACTACAACCTCTTGATGTAACTTTATATGGCGGGTCTGTGACTATTAAATCTATACTACTATCCGACATTTTACTCATTAATTCTAGGCAATTGTCATTTTTTAAGTTTATCATTTTTGTACCTCTCTTATATTGGTAAGCCTTTCTTTTGCAATATTAAAATAATTCTCATCTAATTCAATTCCTATAAAGTTTCTATTTAACGCTTTACACGCAACTCCTGTTGTTCCTACCCCCATAAATGGGTCTATAACAACATCATTTTTGTTTGAACTATTTTCTATTAGTATTTTCATTAATTCAACTGGTTTTTCTGTTGGATGTTTCTTTTTGCCAATAATATTAGGGACATCCAAAACATTTTTTGTCCCCATATTATTTATATTCCTTGCTTTCCCTTTTCTTAACATTAAAATAAATTCACAATTATTAAGATAATATCTGTTAGGGGTTGCATTATTTTTCCTCCATACCAATATATTTTGAAATTTAAACCCAGCATTTTCTGCTTCTTGTTGTAATTCCTTTAAGTTTCTTGCATTTATCATTATGTAACAATGTGTATCTTTCTTTAATATTCTAAATAACTCTGGTAACCATTGTTTAAATTCAATATCATTATTATCAAATAACTTACCACTTTTTATATTTTCAAAATTATATAGTTGTCCTTGTGTTTCCCATTTTACCGAACATTTTCCACAACCTTTTTTATTACCATAAGCACCTGTTGTGCAACCACCACTTACAATATGATAGGGGCAATCCGTTACTATCAAATCTATACTTTCATTTGGTATATCTTTCATTACTTCTAAGCAATCTCCATGTCTTAAATCTATCATTCTCGCACCTCTTTTATATCAATGAGTCTTTCACGAGCAATATCGAAATACTTCCAATCAAGTTCTATTCCAATAAAGTTCCTATTTGTATTTTTGCAAGCAACACCCGTACTTCCAGACCCCATACAATTGTCAAGTACAGTATCCCCCTCGTTTGTATATGTTTTGATTAGATACTCAAGAAGTGCAACTGGTTTCTGTGTCGGATGCAAAGTTTTCTTTACCTTTCCAAATTCTAATAAATCACTTGGATATCTTTTACCATCATTAATAGTTTCAACTTTATTACAATGTTTTATATCATAATTGCCTTTTGGAATACCACTTATTTGCTTATAAGGTTTTCCCTCTTTAAACTGTGGATTATAAGTAGGTTGTTCTGTATAAAACACACATATATCTTCGATTTGTCTTAGAGGTTGCCTTTTTGCATTTAAGAAATTAGTATAACCATCCTTCTTCCATGTTAATCTATATTTAAAATTCTTGATATTACTCATAATTAAACTACTTGTAAAAGGTTCCCCGCCAAATAATACAACAACACCATTATCTTTAATAATTCTATTATATTGTTCCCATAAACATTCAAAAGGAATTACACTATCCCATTTATTTCTTGTTGTACCATAAGGTAAATCACACAATATCATGTCTATGGATCTATCGGGTATTGTTTTCATTATTTCTAAACAATCGCCTTGTCTTAGGTCTATCATTACTACACCAGCCTTCCAAATTCTATTCCTATAACCTAATATTTTACTCTCTATGTTAATTAACATGTTATCATAAAAAATGTTGTTTGTCAAGAAAATCTAATTCTTTTAAATCTTCCTTTTTTATCTTTACACAAGTTTTTGTTTTTAGGGGGTAAACCAATTTTTAAGGCATATCTTTTAATTGTTTTCTGACTGCAATTAAAAGACTTCGACATTTCCAATAAGGAATAATTGCCAAACCATTGTTCCTTAAATTTTTCTTTGTCAAATTGCCGATATTTATTACCAGATTGTCTAGTCTTTATTTTGTTCTTCTTTAATATACGAGATATTGTTGCTCCACTCACATTATATATTTTTCCTATTTCTGCACTACTCTTCCCAATTTGATATAACTCAATAATTTTAAGTTCATCAAACTCTTTATTTATAACTCTACCATCCCCACCCTTTGTTGAATTATAACCATTCTCATAACTATCATATTCCTCTATATAAAAAATTTCTCTATCATTTAATTTTTCAACAGGTATATTTCCCTCTAACAATTCGACATAAAAATTCTCAATCCCATATTTTCTAAAAGCATTATACAATTTATACCCTCTGCTATTAATTGTCGATTTTTTTATGTGTGCCTTGAATCTATCTTCAATACACATAGTTGTCTGTCCTATGTAAGCCTTATGATTTATTTTGTTCCTAATGATATAAATACTCCCATATTTCCTCATCTTTACTATCACCTATTTACCTTTTAAATTCTCCTTATTTCTATGTTTTTGACTAAACTAAAAAAAAAGAGGGTAAGAATAAACTCTCACCCTCTTAGTCTTTAATGATTAAAACTTGCCCTGGCACAATGATATTAGGATTATTCCCAATCACAAACTTATTTCTTGCATAAATTTTTTGCCAAGTAGTTCCATATTTAGCAGCAATGCTACTAAGTGTATCCCCCTTTTTAACTGTATATGTAATTGCTCCAGCATATGCTGTGATAGAAGCCTCATCCATCCAACCTAAATCGTTTGTTGTGTTATATGGGTGCTTTGCCCCACGCACATATCTGGTAATATATGTAACTCTATCATGTACACTGCCAACTGCATTTTCAGCATTTGCATTTACATATAATGCACCACTAATTACAACCTTATCACCAATAGCAAATTTTTGACTTGGTGTTGGAGTTGGCTTTGGTTCTGGCTTTGGTTCTTCGTATTTAGCAATAGAAGTTTCATCCATCCAACCTAAATCTCCAGTAGTATTGTATGGGTGTTTCGCTCCAGATACTTTTCTAGTAATATTAGTAACTTTATTACTTACATTTCCTACTGCTGTTGTAGCGTTAGAACTCTTATATAAAGCCCCATTAATTACTACTTTATCACCAATATTAAATTTATCACTTGGTGTTGGTTCTGGAGTTGGTGTTGGTTCATCTGTTACGGCAGGGTTATAAATAAATCCTCTAAACTTATAACCTTTCCCAGCACCCCAACATCCATTAGTATTATATCTATGTGAGTTCCAGAATGCACTTCCGCCATATCCACTTTCAGATGTGAATACATGATTATCATCATATACTATTTCACAAATAGCAACATGTCCTGCTCCGTCTGAGGTAGATAAAGTATCTCCTTTTTGCCAGCACATAATTGCTCCAGCTTTTGGTTTAGTTCCAACTTCAAGACCAGCTTGTTTAGCTCTTTCAATAAAATTTTCAGCATTACAACACAATGTTTTATATTTCATATTGTCATAACCTGTAATTTCATTATAAATTTCATTGAATCTTGAACATGCCCAGCCAACACAATTAGAAAGGACATTTAGTCCAGCTCTTGTTGGCTTTCCATTAATACACCAAGACCATCCGCCTGCATTGCCATTATTGTATAATTTATTTCCGCCTGCAGGAAGGCTATATCTTACTGTAAATTGACTCATGTTACTCACCTTCCTCTGCATTAATATTTTCTACAATTGTGTCTTCTGCACAAAGTATATCTAATCCATCTTCGTTGAAAGATGTTTGAACTTCTACATCTTCAACATTTTCAATTACTTCTTCGATATTTTCTTTCTTTGCCATTTGACATTCCTCCTTATTTTTTGCCGTTTTCACTAATTTCTGTTAAAGAATTAATAGGGACATTTACAACTAATAAATCTTTAATTTTCATCAAAACTTTACCAGCATAAATTAAATTTGCCGCCTTAATTAAAATGGTTGCCCCTGTTAAAGTTGTAACCATTTGTCCGTTAACCTCAGCAACTTCCATTGGATAAATTAATGTTGAACAATATGTCAAAGCTAAACCAATTAAAAAGAAAGCTGCCTTGCTTATACCCCCTACTAATTTTTCTTTGTTGTATTCTTGTTTAAAATCTGCTAACTTCTTACCCATAATAATATTAGCTAACATTAAACAAATTAAAGATAATACAATAGTAATACATTCTGGCATGTCTATTACCTCCTTTATTTAATAACTTTAAATTTTTCTTTTTTTATTTCTATAAATGAACCCCCATTTTGGCTGACATACATTTTATATTTATTAAATGAGCCTCCATTAACTGAAGCATAAATATATTTATCAGAAATAATAGTTATAGTGTTACTCAACACTTGTGCACTACTGCTTCCCCCACCATTAAAGTGTTTGTTGCCAGCCCAATCTTTTGAATAAGAATAAATACCCACTTGAGCAACATCGCCTGGTTCAAATCCATAACTTTCAAATGAATTAAAAGTATAAGTGATATTTGTATTATCAGTATCTATCATAAAAACTTCATTGCCATTTCTATAAAGCCTAATTCTATACCCAGCTACACCAGTTGAACCAGTTGATGCGGCTAACCATGAAGCTGTTAATTTTGCTTTTGGAATCGGCTCAGTTTGGTCGTAACTCAAAACTGGCTTGCCTGGAGCCCCAGGATTATAATAGGCAGTTGTGAAACTAGCAACATTAGTATATGTTCTTCCAGCATCGTTGGCATCGTTTCCTCTTACATAATAAGTTCTATTTGGGTCAAGCCCAGTAAATTTTGTGCTTCGAGATGCAGAAGATTGGATAACACTACCAAAATCAGACAAACTAAGGTCTATATATGGGCTATATGGAGCTTGTCCATTATTATCAGTAACATAAAATGAAACATCGGCAGAAACATCAAATACATTACCAACACTAATATTGCTTAAAGATGGTTTATAAATATAAGCATCCATTGTGAAGTAGCCGCCATTTTGTGTTGTTCGATTATAAAATACCGCCCCTATAAATGATACATAAATTGATTGCGAGCTTGCTCCGTTACCTATCCAAACAGAACCACTAGTAGAACCTTTAGCGGCAGGGAATTTATAAGTGTTGTAAGCGACTGTCCCAGGAGCATATGCTGTTACCCCATTTATAGATATGCTTAGATTATAAATGGTATAATAACCAGCAGCACCACCTGAGGATGTTAAGACCCAATCACAATAGCCGCCATTTTGTGTTACCTCTAAAGTAAGCACCCTACCTTCTACTGTGTTGCTTTTAAATGTAGCCATCTATATCAACTCCTTTCTTAACTTGATGTGTTTATCCATATAATTGTTTTGCCCGCTTGAGCTGTTGGCTGAGAACCCCCAACTTTAATAATTATGTTTCCATCGCTCATTACACCATAAGCATTAACGGCATCTTTTACTCTTGCAGGTGTCATGACCATATTCGTAGCTGTACCCGCTGTAGCGTCAGATATGGTTGCTGCTGCTAATGACAAAGTACCACCTGTAAGATTAAGACCATTGCCAGAAGTAACTTTAATATGCCCATAATTTGAGCTTGTTGCTACACCATAAGTAGTAGCTGTAGATGCATGATTGACTGGGGCTGTATTTGTATATAGCTCTGTAAAATTTTGATTTAAAATATCCCTAAAAACTTTACCAGAAACACCATTATTTAATGTTTGTTGAGCCATTAATATCCCTCCTTTTTAATTTATTTAATTTTTTATGCTATTCTTTTCCAAATATAAACCGCTAGATATGGTGGCATATTATTTGTGTCGCTAGCACCAGTAGTAGTATATATGCTGGAACCACTAGTAGTTGTTGTGCTTTGTGAACTTGTTGTTGTTCCACTTGGGGTGGTTGCATTAGCTGTTCCTCCCAAATTAACTACACCAGTAGTTGTATCTGACCCAGCATATGTTCTACTTCCTGATGTTTTCATATAATAATTATCATTAAATGAAATACCAGTATTCATTTGTGCATAAATATAAGTCCCCGTAGCAGCTAAGTTTAATAATGCATAACCATTACTTAAATCATGGGAGTGCGACACACCAGGGACACCATGAGTATGCGAAAATTCGTGAGTATGCCAAAAATCATGGGTGTGGTTATTGGTAGCACTACCGCCAGTTGCTCCACCAGAATATGAAGAACCAGCTCCTATCAAAAATTTATCTGTTATTCTTTCCCATGTCCCACCAAACAATGTGCCAGGATTTATATCTTGCACACTTATATAAATACTATTGACAGGATAAATCAAATCAAATATATTTTCTTTGGTGGTTTTTCCATGTTTAACTGCAACCCAAGAATTAGATAACCTCCCGTTTTTAGCACACAATTCAACAGAATCACCAACTGATAATGCTTCTCCTGTTTTATTTAAAATATTATTTACATATCTGCTATTATCTGGCGGTATTTTTACGTTAACAGTATTGTCGCCATTTACTTTAGTTATTATAGCTGCAATGTACGATGTTATCCCATAACTTTGAAATTTAGAATCAACAATGTCTTCAATTACTTTTTTAAATTCGACAACTTGCCTTGTATTAAAATCCATTTTACCTCACCTCGTTTGCATATTGATTAAAATTTACAATATTTGAACAACTTATTGTCATCTGTGAATTATTTCCTGTATTATAAGAAATAGATTGTATTAAAAATCTTTCTCTTTGAAATCCATAATAATCATCAGAAATACTTATCAGATTATTCACAAATAAAAGAGGATTAAATGACACCTGAATATCCATGATAGTTTTTAATATACTAACCTTTCTTAATTCATAATCCGCACGTTGTCGTGCCAAATTATCACTATATATACTGCTATCATTAATATATTCTATACGACGCCCAATGCGTTGTATACACAATGGAGATGCGGGGTTTTCATTTTTTGTTATAGAAGAAAATATTTTATTATTAATATTATCTCCTACCACATGAACCTCATTTACTGCATTTTCAAAATCGTAACTAGCATTTGCTCCACCATAATTACCATCCCCATCAGAATAATCCCATAATACAGCCTTTTGCACATCCAATGTTGTTTCTTCGATATTAATAAAACATAAATTACCTTGTGAATTATAATATACTTCTGCATTTAAGATGTGACCAATTTCTAAAATCATTTCGCCTAATGTCCCGCCTGCATCTTTAGATAGTGTATATGGCATTTTTAAGCCTTTAAAAGCCCTGTCATAAATAATAGGCTTTAGGTCAATTGGATAACCAGACCCATTATCTAGTGTTAAAATTCCTATGATAGCCTTTTCAATATCTGATTCTACAGGAATTTCATAAGTTGCCCCTAGTGTACCAGCCTTACCCTCTAATAAAGCAAATTTATCTACTAATGATAAACTGACTTGTTTATCTGAATCTTGATGGCTTGTATTAGGGTTGTTCAAAATATAAATCCCTCTAGGAAACCAATACACACTGCCATCAAATTCCAAGCCAACATCAAAACGAAATTTATCATGCACCCATATTGTATTTATACTTGGTGTATATTTTCCATCAACATTTACTAGATTTATATTAACACTTTTTCTTTGACCATTTTGATAATTTTCTGTAAAACTACCAGAATTAATAATCAAATCTTCCTCTGGAATTTCATAATTTATAGTTTCATCTGGATTAAGCACAAACAATCTAAATTTAGGCTTTAATACAGGTCTATTTAAAACACTAGTCAGATAACTCATACTTATGTCAGAACTATCTACTAACCGCAATACTTCTCCATATTGGCTCCATAATACATTGTTTGTTTTATCTGCTAACGCAAGTGTGCTATATTGACTCATTATGCACCTATAATAGTAACATTAGATGCATCTCCAACTTGTACCCACGAAAATGTTATCGTATTAACTTGTTCGCGTAAAACATCATCTAATTGAGACGACGTTTCAGTTATTGTTATAAGCATAATGTTACCTTTTCTATCTCTCATCAATTTAATATTGCCGTTAGCACAAAACTTATTCCATTCATCTAGTAAAGATGCATCCTCCACATATTCAACATGTCCGTTGTTAGATTTTTGAATATTGCCCAATAAACATGTAAGAGACCCAGATGAATAATTTAATTTCCCAGAAGATACTTTTGGAAATCTAGTAAAATTTTGATATACAGTATTATTCATATTTTGTGTAATTCCACCACTTGAAATGTTTAAATTAAATTTCCACATAGAACTCGAATCTGCATAATATACATTGCTATCATCTCGACTTGGTAATAAGTCAATTAACGACCAGTCCCACCAACATGTGCTTGCTGCATTAGATATTGCAGCCTTAGATATTGATGTATCGTCTTCTTTAAAAATATAATACTTATAAGTTGCATTATTTACAACTGCATAATCCGATATGCTCAACATACCAGTGTTTAATTTAGCAATATATTTTAACTGATTTGAATTTTGGTCTTCTCTATAGATTGAGAATGTATATCCGAGTGCAGTATCTGATATTCCCCTAGCTATTGTTGTTGCATCATCAAAAGTTACTAGGAATCTAGAGTCATTGCTTAAAGACGGTTTATATTTCGTATTATTAAAAATATCCACATTGTTGTCAGATGCTTCCTCTAAATGAAGGAAGTCTAACTTTACATTTTTATTTACAACTAATTTTGTCAATAACATATTATTCCTCCTTCAAAAATTATGTAGGGAAGATTTCCTCTATCATTATAAAATTTTTTGTTATTTGAACTTTCCACCAATGATTACAAACTTGCTCTAAAGATGTTCCGCCCTCTGTCCAAATATAGTTATCATCCCAAATTGCAGTATCGTCCCAAATATAATCTCCATTTATTTGAGCAATGCCGCTTGCTGTTAATACAAACATTTGTGTTCTATTAGTATAAAATTGGCTTTCTAATGAAAAATTTGGTTCTTGAGTAAAGATTAGCTTATTCTTATCAATTATGATTTGAAATTTGCCATTTTCATCTGAGGCATCGGTGATAGTATCTACTAAAACAACCCTTTCTTGATATGTACCATTTTCATCATAAAAAAAATTAGAATCTGGACTAAATTGTAGAGTTAAATTAAAATCATCAGGCAAAATACATAACCCCTCTTCATTTGTCCAATTAACATTGTACTTCTTAGTGTATAATGAATTAACACCACTATAAGGGACATTATATAAATAATTAATTGCTCCATCAGACGTTCCATTGTTTTCAATTGGAGCAGCCCAAGAAACATCAACAGCATTTTGGTTACTATCAAAAAAAGCCCTTGGTTGTTGTAAGTATTCAATGACATCATAAGAGACATCAAAGGAATATAAATCTGTTTCAGAAATTACGCCCATATCATTTTCTACAATCATCCTTATGCAATATGTGTTTCCAGACCTAAAACCATCATAAGTATAAATTAAATCTGCCGAATACACTTTCCCAGATGTTGCTAATAATGTAGTAACCCCATCATTATTTTTTACATACAAATCAAATTGATGATATGCAATAGGCACACCCTCTGCTTGTGTATATGTACCTTGAAATGTATGATATTTTAATGTTAAAGATGTTGGAACATTATTAATAGATACAATAGGTGTTTTTCTAGCATATACTATATAATCTGGTATTGTTTCTATAAAATCAGAATAGACCCTATAAGGAGTGCCTACTTGTGGGGCAGATGAGAATGCATTATCTACAGAAGCTATACCAGAATTTATATCATATGAAGTGATAGTTCTGCTTTGATTGTTAATTACCAATATCATTCCTGCCTTTATATTAACATTCTTTTGAAGATAAATTTTTGACACCCAGCTATCTCCCTGTGTTAACCCATATGTTGTTAGTGCATCTGAAGTGGGTTGATACAATCTAACTCGCCACTTATAATTTGTGCCGTTGCTCAATTTCACAACATCTGCATTAACTGGCACAGATAAAATATCCCCGTTGTAAAGTTCTTTTGACAATGATGTTTTAGCCCCAGAATATATTTCGTTGTTATCAAAATCAACAATAAATAATTGATATGCTATAATGCTTGTATTGGTTTGTACTTCCATTGTAAATATATTATCGAGAGTGCCATCAATAGAAACATTTTGAGGTTGAACATTTCGTGGTTGATATATCATCAAAATCATCCTCCTTTCTCTTTTTCTTATTTGACACCAAAAGGAACTGACATTTATGTCAGCACCCTATTGATGTTTTTGTATATTTATTAAAGACTTCAATTCTGTTACAAATTGTTGAGCATTGCTTACATTTGGTAATTCAATATTGCCAAAATTATAATTTGTTACAGCCGAATTACCTCCAGAAATATTACTTGTTGTTTGTGGTCTTGTGAAATTTGCCAACATGCTTTTCATTTGGTCGTTGTTTAATACAAATTCTGGTTTTGATTTAGTGCCGTGCAACATAGCTAGTCCAGTATAATCAACCGTACCACCATGTCTATATCCAACAATATCTGTCTTCTTAACCCATCCTAAACCATCAATGTTATAAGGATGGCTTCCGCCACTATTGATATATTTTATAGTTCCTGAACGTGCATTACCGCTTTTTCCACCGCCATATGAATTTGAATACCATTTTGTACCAGGTTTAACTGATACATGTGAGCCTTTCTCCAAAGATGAGGCTCCAGATGCACCACTTGATGTATCGGCACCACCTGCACCACCAGCAGTTCCACCAGTCCCATCAGTTGTTCCCCCAGTAGGAGTATCTGCACCAGCCAATTTAGTTGATGGTGTTTTTTCATATTTAGCAATTTCTGCCATTATTTGCTTATATTTTTTCTCATATTCTTCTAAATATGTTATTCTATCTCCAAGCAAGTTCTTTTCGGCATCAGCTCCTAATTGTTGAGCTAAAACAATACGAGCCTGTTGCTTTTCATATTCACTTGCAACATCATCCCAAGCATCTTTGTATTTTTCTAGTGCATCAATTTTGTCTTCGTAGGTTTTTGATGCTGCTTCTTTTTGCTTTTCTAATTCGTCAACTTCATCTTCTCTGTTAAACTTATCTAAATCTTCTTGGGCTTTCTTAACGGCTTCCTGGTCGGCTTCCCAAACCCATCCGATTCCTTCATGCCAAACCCTCTTAGTTTTTTCTTTTTTAGCATTTTCTAATGCTTCTTGTAGTTTTGCAAGTTCTAATTCTTTTTCGGTTTCTTCATTAGCTTTTTTCTTTTCTTCTATAAGTTTATCATAACGGTCTTCCTCAGCTTTTTGCAAAGTTTTAAGCCTGTCTATTTCATCTTCGATAATACTAGTTGCTGCATCTTTAGCAGTTTCTAAAGCATCTTTTTGTTTATTAGCCAAATCTTTAAGGGCATCCTTAATTTTATCTGCTAACTCATTCCAAGCTTCTGTACCTTGTCTATATGCCTTAATTAGTTCTTTTAATTTTGCAATATATTCTTCAAGGCTGATTGTTCCACGCTTGTAATCGTCATCAACTTTTGATAAACGTTGTTTTTGGAGTTCTTCGTTAATTTGTCTCCAAGCATCCGTCCCTTTTCCTACCTTGCTAAGTAAGTTATCTAAACCTCTAATATATTCTTCAATAGTGATTTCATTGTACTTGAATTGATTTTTTAAATTATCAAGCTCTGTTTCCCACCACTCTTTTGTTGAAGATTTTTTAGAGGCACTCTTAGAAGCAGCGTCCACAATTCCCAATGCCTTTTTATAGTCTTTACCAACGCCTTTTAAAGCAGCTCTTAAAAGAGCCATTCTTTCTTGATATGTCTTATTTTCTGCTTTTAAAGCTTCTTGAGCCGCTTTTCCAGCTTCACCTTCCATATCATTTATTTTGTCTTCTAATTCTTCTAGTGTTTTCTTAGTTTCTGTGACACTAACTTTACCGCCACGAATGATTGTCCATAAACTATCCCACCATCCAACAGCTTTTTTAACTGTTGTAGTTAATTTGCCATTAGATATGGCTAGTACAGCATTATAATGTCGTTGTTCTTCTGTTGCTATTAAATCATTAATTTTAGCTTTTGTTAGTTCTTTAAATGCATCACTATTTAAGTTTAATTGTCCTTTTTCATCTACTAAATAACCTAAATAATCTTCATCTAAATCCAATAGTTTTTGCAAAGTATCTACAGTAAGATATTTATTCTCGTTGTATTCATCTTGGGCATCTGTTAATGTTTGGAACGCATCTTGTAATTCATCAACTTCTGTGCCAAATTTTTTAACAGCATTGCCCCATTCAAGTTGTTTTTCAACCAACTCACCAATTTTATCTGCATAATCAGTTATCTTCATGCTATATTTATCAAGATATGTTTGCAATTCTGGATATTTTTCTAATAGTTTATTAAACGATTCATAAGATAAATCATTTGCATCTACCATTTTCAGGATATCATTAGTAAAATCTTCTCCTAATTTATCTCCTATTTCATCGACAACTTTATCATAATTTTGATATTGTTTTAATAATTTTTCAACAGTATAATCACTTTTATCCAATGCTTCTTTTAAGCCTGGCTGTTTATCTATTAGTTTTTGAATATCTTCTGCTGTAATAGCACTCTCTTTAGATATCGCTAATAAGTCTTCTTTAAAATCATCAAAACCTGCAGCTGTCAATTCCATCTTGGCTGCGGCACTTAATGTATCATAATAGTCTCCAAATTTAGACTGAATTTTATTTAATTCTGCCTGCAACTCTCCAGACATTTTTTTATAACTTTCTTTAGTTAATACACCATCTGCAATAAGTTTATCTTTGCTGTCATCTACATACTTTAATAATTCCTGTAAAGCTTTTTTAGAATTATCCACACTTTCAGTGGTAAATTGAAAAGAGCCAGAAAGATATCCATCGTCGCCAATTTTAGAAGCATATTTTCTCATAATCTTGTCTACATCTTTTATATACTTTTTAATAGCTTCTTCATTTTCTCTTTCAACTGGTTCCTTGCCACGAAGTGCATAAGCGGGCTTTATACCTAGATTTACATCTCTTTTATAAATATTTTTACCATATACTTTTTTTTCTGCTTTTTCTATGGCTAATCTGTTTTCTCTTAAATAATCTTGAGCACTTTCTTTTCTTAATTTTTTTAATTCTTCTATTTGTTTTTCAATGGAACCACTAACCAAATTAATTTTATCAGCTTCTGCTCCATAATTTTTTATCAAATCATTTTGAATTTCAATTAATTCTTCTCTTGCTTTATAAGATTCTGAATAACTAGTGGTACTATCATCTATAGTTTCTCTTAATTGTTTTATTCTATCGGTAGTTTCTTTTAAACTAGAAAGTTTGCTTTCCACATCACTAGCATTTTCTAAAGCACTTTGTATTACCTCTTGTTCTTTTTGTTTATAATTTTGATATATTGCAATGCCAGCTGTAATAAGTAAAGCAGCAGCACCGAAAGCCGCATTTAATAATAATTGTGTTTTAAGAGCTTTGCCATTTGTTATGATTGCTGCTTCTTCGGCTGTTCTTTCGGCATCAGTAGCATTTTTAACCTTTTTTAAAACCGACTCATATTCCTGCAAAGTGGTTCTCATTTTTTGGATATTAGTTTTAACATTTTTTATAACTTCACCAAATTTTCTAACGCCACCTTCTCCAACTTTAAAAATTGCAAATAAAGCAGTAGCTCTAGCCAAGAATATTACAATGTCATTATTTGCCAATTTTAATAATATTGTCCCTATATCAATTAATACTTTAAGAAATCCACTATCCATAAAACTGCTAGATAATTGTTCAAAAGCTGCTCTAAAACTAGCTAATTTACCCTCAACACCATCTAAAACTTTTGCATTTTCTTTAGCTGCACTACCTTGCGAATCTAATGCGGTTGTAGTTGCATCTATTGCAGTTTTCCAGTTTGAAAGAATAGCAGCCGCATTTTGTGCTTGATATTTACCAGCAATTGTTTCTGTAACATATGCCTTTTCAGCAACTGTTAAGTCAGGATAAACATCGGCTAACTCTCCTAATAATTTATAAGTGCTTTTTAATTCGCCGTTTGAATCATAGACTGTCTTCCCTAATTTGTTGAACATGTCTTCCATTTTAGACATTAATTCAAAGCTTTCTTCGCCCTCATCTGACATTCCTTGCAGTCTTAATGTAATTGTTTTAAGACCATTAGCAACCTTGCTTGCATTTCTTGTGATTTCGGTTCCTGCCGTCATCAAACCAATCATTTCTTCTAATGAGTTTCCTGCATTTGCCATAACCGAACTAGCTTTTCCTAAGTTCATAGCTATGTCTGATGAGCTTACTGCAAAGTTATTTGATACCTCATTTACAGCATCAATAATATGATATGCATTTTCCAGTGTTGTATTTGCATCCTTTGCTTCTAAATTAAATGCTTTTAATTGTGCAATAATAAAATCTGCTGCATCTGCACTACTAATAGCCTCATCGGCAATATTAGTATACATCGCAGCTACTTTTCCTAATCCTAAGATTTGGTCTTCATCATAACCTGCCTTTGCAAAAGACGTTGCGGCTTCAACCATTTCTTTACCAGTTTTAGCAACCTCTGCACCTGCTTCATATGCTTGTTGAACAAAATTTTCTAAAGATGTTCCCTCTAAATCAGTTACTTTCTTTAATTCTATCAAAGCACTATCTAATTCTGTAACAACCCCAATCATATCTTTAATTGCATTAATTGCCCCATAAAATACCTTGGTTACAGTCATATAAGTTACAAATGATTGAAATGCTTTAGACCAAGAATAATTCCATTTATCAGCTTGTTTGGCATTATTTTCTGCGGCACTATTAACTTCTTTTAAAGCAACCTTATATCTCTTTTGACCGTCAACCATTCTTTCGGTCACAGTAAGTATTTTGCCTGCATTATTTGTATATCGTGTTGTTGTTGTATCAAATGTAGAATTTACACTCAATATATTATTTTTAAAGTCGCCCATATTTACGCCCAATTGTTTCAATTGAGGGCTCAATTTGCCAAAACCACTTTTTGACAAATCTGGTGCTTTAACTTTAATTTCCAAAGTCTTGACTTTATTTTGTAAAGTTGTTATTTGTTTATTGAGCATTTCTACTTGTTTTTGACTATCATCCATTTTAGCCTGTAACTTTATATAATATTCTTTATTTGATTTTGCCATATTTTAAATTTCACCCCCTTGTTGCTCCATATTTTTTAAATTCATCATCTAACCATTTTTCAACTTTATCATCTATATCTATTAAATATGAATCCCAATATCCGATAGAACCACCATATTCACTAAGATAATAAGCACCATCCCAATAGGACTCGTTGGCATTCATTTCTAAACTATTCAAAACTTCAGCAATATACGAGCGAATATCCCCATCTTCATTTCTACCGCCGTGTGCCAATCCATTATCATAACTAGGAGCGGCTAGTTTATTTTCATCAAAACATAATTTACGAATGAGTTTTCTTGTCTTTGCAATATCCCAGCCGCTATAAAAACCGCCATTCTCCCTTAATCTTTTATATGGATTTTTCACTTCGTAAGGCAGAGTTGGGCGTGGGCTATAAATGGTTTCATCTAAGTGTTGTCTAAAATCTCTTAATAAATTTTCCGCCACAGCATCTATCACATCTTCTAATATGTTAGAGATTTGTTTTTCTAGTTGTGCTGCATCTGCAAAATAATTGATGCTAGCCATAATTATTAGCTCCTTTCTTGATTTTTGTTATTTCCTAAAAAAAAGAAGACTTATTTGTCTTCTTCTGTAGTTTCCTTGTCTATAATTTGATTATATTCTTCTACTGCCTTTTGCCACTCTTTTGGCAACTTATTTACCATTTTTGCCATTGCTTTTGCATCAGGCACTTTATTGGAAATCATATCGACAATCTTTTGAATACCTTTGCTAATGGTGTTTTCTATACTACTTATTTGTTTAGATAAAGACATCATTAAACGATACGCCTCATCAGCATTTACTACAACTCTTAGCAATTCATAATGAGCCCCGATATTATAATATTCATTATATTGGTCAATATTATTAATATCATATCCCTCAATACATTCTGCAAATAACAAAGCATAAAAATTTGTAATCATAGCTAAAGGGTCATATTCATAACTATTTATATTACCTGGTTGGTCATAAATTTTTAAAACCTCTTCAACAATATAATTTACTTCGCCGTTTGTTAAATAATCTTTTTTTAAATTAATTGTCTTATTTTTTACTTTAATTTCCATAAAATAATCCTCCTCATTTACTAATATCTTCTATATATGCTAATCCTAGGCATATTGCTTCTGCTTTATCGTCATCTGTCTGTCTAGTTTTAGTTTCTGTTGCGTTATATACAAAATTTAACCCATAAACATCATTTATCTTATCTACAGCTCTCTGTTTTTGGATTTCTCTTTTCATGCCTTGACGTGTGCCGTCATAAGTGCCAATAAGACTTCTCCAAGATGATGGTGCATAAAAAGAATATGCTATTTCGTATTTAAAACACAATGACAATATTGCTCCTTGCAATATACATAGGTCTTTTCCTGTTTTTAAGTTATTGTGGTTCGTGACAGGTACATCTTCAAAAACCACATGATTTATATCATATTTTTTGATGATGGCTTCTATAGCATCGTATACCTCTTTGATTCTATCTCGAGGTTCTTCACTTATGGTACGAATGACCCCATAATCATACAGATTAGCCTCTTCATCAAGTAGACCATATCCTGTTTTTTTAGTAGCCATATCTAACCCCAAAATCATAGTATAGCCTCCTTACTTTATAATACTTTTTCCTTGATTGCCCTTTTTTCTTTGTTTCATGTTTCTTGCCAACTTGTTGTGTTTCTCTTGTTCCTCTAATTTTTGTTTTACATACTCCCACAATTGTTCTTTAAACAAACTAACATAAACAGGGAATATAACCATTGACAACACAAAAATCACCAATATAAGTTTCAGGACTGAATCAATCACTTTCTTCTCACCAACTTCTTTGTGTTAAAAGTTTCTAGTTCTTGGTTGATACTCTCGATATTTCCCCTGTCATCAATATTGGTATCAACCCACCAAACAGACTTGTCATTAGCAAGCCCCATACTTCGAGCAAATGGAGTTAAATCCTCTAAGCAAGAAGTTTGAAAACAATGTGTATTATCTTGTTTCATATAAAAACTTTGATGCACATGCCCAGTTTGTAATATGTGTGGTCTTTCCTCTAAAGGTATAGAGTCCAAATATTTTTGTACTTTATAAGATTTTGCATAAGCATTTCCACCTTTTCCGTGAAATAATCTTATTTTTAATTTTCCAATTCTCAAATCAGCAACATCACTACCTAAGTAAACAATATCGTCTCTCCTTTTAGCAATAGCCTTGACTATTTCTGAACCAGTTGATTTATACCACCAGTCATCATGATTACCACTTATGACATAAGTCTTACCACTAAAAGTTGGATATTTATCTACACAATAATCAACTTGTCCCTCATAAGATGTTTCTTTTAATTCATAAATGTGCTCTGGTCTATTAGAACGACCATCTGTAAAATCTCCACTATGTAAAATATACTTAATACCCCTGTCTTCTGCTTTATCATATAAATAACGCAAAATATCTAATCTATCATACTTGCTACATAAATGGGTATCACTAATTAATAATAATGGAATGTGTGTATTATCTGTAGAAACTCGATAAACATCATCAGTTTTTAGCGGAGTTTTTAATCTTACTAATTCCCCATTAACATAGTCGACCAATTCTCCATCTTGTTTCATTAAATTAACTAATCCAATTACCTCGTAATCCTTTAGTTGCAACTCCTTACAAATATCTATAAAACCCTTTTTCCTTTTTAATAAAATTTTAATCTTTTCGCAAAGTTCTTTAGTTTCCATAGATAACCTCCTTGAAAGTTACATTTCCAATAATTTACTTTCTACAAACCACGCAAATCTCTTTGCAGCATCTTTGTTTAAATTTTTAATTTCACTATTACAAAATTGCACTGCTACAAAACCTACAGGCTCGCCATTTGCATTATGGATAATAAAGTCATAAAATGATTTAATATTCATTGATTTCTTTAAATAATATGTAGATGGCATTGTTTCCTTTATATCTTCCAAATCTTTTACTAACAATTCACCTTTGTTTATCAAAGTCTTTATGAAGTTTGGTATAAAACTAAGTGGGACACCATTTAATTTGTTTATACATCCTTCTATTCCAAAACGACAAACTTCATAAGTGCATGAAGTTCTAAGAGCACTACGCCCATTTGCATAATGTGTGCCATTATGAAATTCATATACCTGCACTCTATCAGCATTTAACAATTCTTTTAACTTTTCAGCCTCTACCATAATTTTGCAGTCAAGTTTAGATTGTCTTTCTATATTTTTGGAAACACCTGTTTTTTCTTCTTGTTTCCATTTTTCTAATTTTAAACTGAAAGTTTTATATGTAATATAACAAGTAAAAATCGCAGTACCAAAAATGGTGCCAATAATTTCAGCTTTATCAAGTATCTCATTCCAGTTCATCTAACCCCTCCTATTAACAATCATTTGGTATAGAGTATGGGACTTGAACCCAGTATGTTTCCGACAAACACCCTATATAAGAGAAGAAATTAGTATAAAATTTCTTCGTTTCTATGATAATTATTTTTCTTTTTAATGGTAATTTTTTCACCATTTTTATTTATAACAAAATATGAAGGAGTTGCAAGTAAAACTTTACAAACCACTTTAGTTTTTTTCTTACTAGTTGTTGTTTTAGGTTCTTTTTCTTCCTTTGGTTCTTCTTTAGTAACAACTGGTGCTTCTAATGGTTTAACCTCTGGAATAGCAGCTTCAACTATCTTCTCTTTATTTTGTTTGTTTCTGAAAATTCTCATTCTTATCCTCCTCTTTTACAAGTCTTGGGCACTTTTGCCAATCATCTGTATGAACTTGTTGATTTTTTTGATGGCAAAATTTTTGCTTTAGACAATAATCGTGAGAAAGAGAGCAGCTTAAATACTGCTCAAAAGCATTTTTCACGACAAGATTGCAATATTTGCAATACATATTATTCTGAAACTGTTACAATAACATTTGCATCAATATCAGTAGCTTCTGTAATTGTAGCTTTAATAGTTGCTGTACCAGCAGTTTTAGCAACAACTAGTCCACTTTCAGCTGTAGCTACAGCATCTTTATCACTAGCAAATGTAATTCCGTTTATAGGAGCTAAGAAAGCAGCAGAACCATCATTTTTGATAGCATAAACTTGAAGTTGTTTTGAAGTACCATTTTTCATAGTAAAATCTCCACCTTCAATAGCTAATGCAATTACATTGTCATACCAATTAGCACCATCTATTTTTTCAGTAATTGTTGCATAAATAGGTCTATTTCCTGTGCAACCACCACCAGTAACATTTGAAGCTAATGCTCTTACTGATAATGGAGTTTGAGCAACTGAATCTGGTGTCATACTTAATGTGAATGCTCCAGTCATTGATGCTCTTGGAACTTCAATTTGTACAGTACCAATCTTATTAGTTGTTGCATCAGAACTTGCTAAAGTACCAACCATTACTAATCTAATTACTGATGGTAACATGTCTGCATAAATAGTTACTTTTTGTGCAGCAGAATCATTTGTATAATATCTTACACAAACATTTCCGTTATAATTTTTATCTGTTAAATTAAATTGACCACCATTAAATGTAACTCTTTCTACTGTTTCGTCGTCTTTAGTTACCCAACCATAAACAGTTTGAGTTTGAAGAGCTAAAGGTGTTCCTTTTGTAACAGTACCTGCACCATTTGCAACAGCTACTGTTTCTTCTGTCCAAACATTAGCACCAGTTTCAATTGATGAACCAGTATTTAATGCTAAGAAAGCTAATGAAAATTGTGCTTCATTAATAGTAATATTCATTTCAGCTGTGTGATAATAAATATATTGTAATTGGTTACCTTTACCAGCTCTTACATCTGTGTTAGAAAGAGTAGTTTCAACAGAACTATCTAGTAAAGTTTTACCAACGAATAATAGATTATCATTAGAATCATATCCATATACATCAGCTGTACTAACTAAAAATTTCTTCATTTATATTTTCCTCCTTTTTAATTTATATATAAAAAAATGCCAGGTATTAACCTGATATTTTCATATGTTATTAATTTTGATTCTTTTATTGATTTACACTTTCAATTTTATTACGCATCGTATCCATGTCAACTTTAACATCGGCATATCTATCATCATTAGTTAAGTCATTCATCCAATGCTTAATTGCATTTTCATCTTTAAACTTAACCATTCCAGACATGGATGCACTCAAATATATTTGATAATGCAATTTTGCATCAACACGTCTTAATATTTTTTCAAACTTCCTGATTGTTAACTCATAAATGTCTTCCAGTTTTAATGGTGTAGAAATTAAAACACAAATCATTTGTTCTTCTAAAGAACACATTTTTTGTTTAGTTTGTTGCATTTTAAATTCCTCAGCTTTTTGTAAAGCATCTCTAACCTCTTTTTGAATTGTATTATCAATAGGGGTTATACAATTTTGCTCAAATATAATTTTGACTATTTCATCAAAGTCAGAACTATCATAAGCAATACCTCTCACTTTAAAAAATGCCTTGTCGTTTTCATCAACATAGAAACTCATTTCTTCATCAAAATCCATATGTAAAACCATACATAGCAACATTTTGACCATATATATATATGGTTCATCATTTGTTGCCGACATATAATACAAAAAGTTTAAATAAGACATAGATATTATATTTATATCAGGTATACTATTTTTATCAATCAACAAACAACTTGACAACCAATGAAATTCTAAATAATCTTTCATTTGTACTGGGTAAATTAATAAGTCCTTATATTGTATTGGTTCGTCAAAATACAATTCCTTCATGTGTTCTAACATAGTTACCCCATATTAACAGACATCTTCAATAATTTGCCCTTATAAGGTTTTTGCCCTATTGTTTGTATCCTATCATAACGGCTTCCTTGATTATCAAAAAATAAAACACCAACCCCACCTACATCAGCACCATTTAATACTTTCAAAAGTGTTTGTATTATCACATCAACTCTAGTAGTATAATTAGATAAATGATTTATGTGGCTATGTGTAAATACTTCTATATTAATCATGCATATACCAGTAGTTCTATTAGTAGGATATACCTCTGCTGGATAGATTCTTAATAAAGTTTGCATCTTGTCCTCGGCATCATCCATCATATAATCAAAAAATACATTATAATCTGTCATTACAGCTTCGCCATTATAAATCAATTTGGCTTTTTCTTCCAAAGATAAGTTTGGTCTGCTATATGCATTAGCATCATTATACTTTAAAAGTTTCCATATAATTTCAGCATCAGGGCTTGTCATTAAATGTTCAACTATTTTATAAGACACACTTGTTAATGACTCATAAGTAGCATAAGGGTTTACATCTCTTATCATTAATATAACCCCCTTAATTTAATTTTTATATCCAATATAATTTCCCCACACATACATCTGACAATAACTGGGGCATTCATATACATGCCTTTATTAAATAATGTAAATGAATGTTCATCATTAACCTCAATTGTATATTTGCCAACTGGTATGTTTGTCGACATATCAGCAAAAGATATGCTATCAGGTTGCTTAATGCCATTTTTGTATAAATAAATTACAAATTGTTGCGACCTATTTTGTAATACATAATCTACATTTGGGTCAACTATTAATTCTATTGTATCCATAGTAGGTTCTTCTAGCACATCTATATCCACACTACTCTCTATGGATGTATTTTCAATATAAGCAGTTATTGTTGCACTACCAATCTGTTTAGCTGTTATAATATTATCACTGATTTCAATTATTGCATTATCAGAAGATTTCCACAAAACATTGATGTCAGTCATTTCTTTTGTTCCTTTGTAAACTTTTGCACTTAAAACAGCACTTTCGCCCACATTTAATGAATTGACAACATCTTCAATTTTTATAGTTACCTCATTCAAATATGCATCAGCAAAACCATTTTTAAAATCATCAAATAATGGATTTGTCTCATAATGGTCAACATAGAACTCAGTTATTGTAGGTGAATTATCATCCATGGTTGTACCATTCATATAATTTTTAGTACCCCCACCATAAACTCTGAAAGAAACTCTTTGCTCTGGTGTTCCGAATAAAAACCTATCATTTGCTTTAATAAGAGTTGTTCTTTTATTGCGTTGGCACCAAATTTTTTGTTCACCATTGCCAACAATGATTTCTTTTGTATCTTCATTATTTGCAAACCTTAAAGTGTAATCCATTATACATGGTTCATAAATTTTTGAACCATCTTTATCAAAAAACCTTAATACATTATTGCAGCGTCTAACTTCTGCTGTATTAGGTACACTTGCATAAGAATTTGTGTTGATAACTAACCAATAACTTCCTTGCCAACGAAACTTCATTCCGTAATATGGCTCAACTGGAAAATCTGAGTTGAATATAAACATTTTATAGTCGTCTCCTAAAATAATACCAGTATTGTAATTTAATATAGTATCAACACGCACTTTGTTGATTGTGACAAAATCGTTTTCGCCATATGTTTTCTCATATTCAATTTCATCATATACAACATTTGGGGCATTATCAAAACTAAAATCTAATATTGCATTATAATCTGCATAATAGGATGCTTTAGGATTCGGTTGTCTAATCTTTTGAGCAGCATCATAATATTTAAGGTTTGTCATTTAAAACCATTTCTATCATATTATTAATTAATTTTGTGCAATGATGCACTATATACTTAACTCTATCATGCTCATCTTCTGCAAAATCTTGCATACCAATTAAGATATAAACAAGCTCCACATAATATTGATTATCTTGCCAAACTTTACTAGCACCAGAGATTTTAGTAATCAAAAAACACAAGTGTTTTTGATAATTCTCGTATGCCTCCTCACGAGAATACACCACTTGGTTGTCTTTATTTTTTCCTTCAAATATTGGAAGAGTTTTCCAACATTGATTTATTAAGATTCTTAATGATTGCACGGTCGCATTATCATCTAATTGAAAATCTTTATAATTGATAGTTGCCATTAGCCCACCCCTTCCAATCGGCATGCTTTAAACTATAAGCTGTTTGCTTATGTTTAACGTCTTCAACCATTTGTACACGATGGTCGGCTTTAGCTTTTAAATTATTAGCTTCAGAATATCTATGGGCTTCATTTCTATTTTGTAGCATAGATGTGATTTGGCGAGTGTCATTTATCTCTTTATCTAACCACATAATAGCAGTCCAATCTGCGATAATCGACTTTTCTAAATCATCCAGAACAATATTAAATTGTCCCTCTTCATCATCTCTATTAGATAAGTCTTTTACACAATTGTCAAAATTAGATAGTCCTCTAATCATGAACCCCTCTAAAATCAACTTAAAATCATTTGGTGACTCCGTAGAAAGCTTATTCAATCTATAATCTTCAATAGAGATTAATGCTAAGTCCAATATGTCATCATATGGTGTCATATCCCCAGCTCCCTCTAATCAAAATCTTTATTTGTTAATAATTCCTTGCCATACTCAACACTTTTTAGAATATCAATATTTAAAGATTCATTTATATATTGAACAATATTCATATCTACGCTGTTTTTATCTTGAGATAGCTTATCTACAACAACATCTCTAAAAATTTCTTTTTGAGTGTCTGTCATTGTATCAAAGATATTTCTAAATTTAACCTTATCTGACAATAATAAATCCAATAAATCATCTTTACTAAGAATCTTTTTATATTCATTTGTAAGATGCTCAGCATTAATAATTTTATCATCAGCTATATAGCACTTGCCACCTTTAATAAAGTCCTTATTGTTTTTAATTATCCTTCTAGCGTCAGAATAAGGGATGGATTGTTCTTCACCAAATTCAGTGAAAGTATATATGACCCCACCACCATTTGGTTCTGTAGAAAGATTAAGTATATGATTACATAAAGAAATAAATACTATGTCTCTTTCACCCTCCGATTCAGCTACTGGAGCTGAAGCACCTTGCTTTATCAACATATTAACCACAGCGTTTAAATCTGAAATTGTCTTTTCTAATTCTCTAATCTTTTTTGCATCACTATTACTTTTTGTATTCGTTTTAGTATTTGCCATTATTATCACTCCTTTTTTTCAAAAATAAAAACCATAATTAAATGGTTCTTGGTTAATCCTCTGATTTATGCCATTTACTTAAATTTGTAAAGAACATAAATCAGAGGATAACCTCTGACTATATATCAAAAAAATAGACTAAGCTAATTCAATGACACCAGCTAATGCAGAACTGATTGCTCCAACACCATAACTCTTATATAGAGTAGCAGTTTGTTGTAGGTTAGCATTTGCATAGTTTCCGTCCACATTAGATAGTGTAGAACCTTCAACAAATACTTTAACCATTTTATCAGTACCTGGGCAGATTACATAGATTTTCTTGTCGTCTAGTTTTAATGCAAATTCAGTAGTTAAGTCTGCAACTTGTTCTAGTTCAACAGTTGAAATACCCATGAAATCTCTCATATAACCAACTCTAACATATTCATCTCCTAAAAGAATACGAGCGTTAGTTGAAGCTGGTAAAATCTTAGATAGGGCTAATTTAGTTCCTAAGAAAACTGGTTTAGCTCCTCCATTCCAAGCTTGAACTTTTTGTGCTAAAGCAATAGCAGTATCTTGAGAGAAACCACTAATTCTTAATTGGCTAGCTCCAGCTGTATTTGGAAGTGCATTCATAGCTGCTGCGAAAGCATCATATACATCATATTTCATTTGAGTTTCAATAGATAGAACTGCTTTTGCAACAAATTCAGCTAATGAATAAGTTCCTTTTAATACATCATATAAAGAAATACCAACTGTAATTCCATGAGCTTCAGGAACGATAGTTTTTTCTCCTTTAAATTGACGAGTGATGTCATAAGTTCTACGATTTCTTCCGCCTTTTGATACAACAAATAGGTCTCTAGGTTTTAGTTCAACTTTTAAACTATCTCCCCATCCACCATTTTTGATTTCAGCAATCATTCCTAGGTCTTTGATTAAAGCATCAGGAATAATAAGGTCAGTAATCATACCAATTACAGCAAAAGCAGCTTCTTTAACATCGCTAAAATTGCAATATTGAGCTAAATCAGCACAATCTGATTGTTTCTTTCCTGAAAGTCTTGCAACTTCATCAGAGAAGAAAGTTAACATTTTGTCATTCATTTCAGAAAAACTAACACCATTGGCATTTTGAGTTTTTCCTTCTTTGTATAAACTGTAGTATTCTACAAAATTTTCATATCCTTCTTTTCTTTCAGCATTATCTGCTGTAAAAGCTAGGACATTTTTTGGTAATTTTGCCATTTTATTTTCTCCTTTCAATTATTCTTGTTTTATATTTTTATATCTACAAATTAGTTAGCTACACATTCTAATAAATAAGCAGTAACTCTTTGAGAACCAATATTGTTTGCACTAGCAACTGTGATATAAGTAGTTTCAACAACTTTAAAGCTTAATCCAGTACCAGCTTCAGCAGCAAATGCTAATTTACTAGCTCCATTTTCAGCTACAGCATATTTGTTAGCTACTCCTGAAATACCATCAGCAGAAATTAAAATTAAATCTCCTACTTGTGGTTTGAATCCACTAAACACTACACCAGCTTTATTTGTAAAAGCTCTTGGGTCTAATGTACCAACTTTATATTGATTTCCTAAGTCATCAGCTAATACAACATCTTCAGCAGTAAATGCCATATATAATCCAGTTAGGCTTTCTGTAGCAGGTGTAACAGTTTGATAAACTTGACTTTCACCAGCATTTGTTGAAAGTTCTCCTTTTCCAAATACGTTTCCATTATCTAGGTCTACTGTAGCAACGAAACTTCTATTTAAGCTATCGATATCTTTAGCAGCAACTAGAGTTGGGATTAAAATTGATTTTGCCATTTTATTTTCTCCTTTCAATTATTCTTTACCATCCATATTTAGATGTCTTCTTTTCAATGTTATTGTTAATAGGCATTTTTGTAAAACTATACTTATTGCCTTTAACTTCTTTTGCAACAGCCTCAAAAGCAATTGCCTTTACTTCATTTTCAAATACTGACAAGTTATCTAAAGAAAACTCAGCAGATTTTTCACGAAGTTCTGCGATGCGGTCAGCAGGAATCACGTCAACTACTTCTGATAAAATAGCTTCAATAGATTTTTCTTTTTCAGCTGTTTCATAAGCCATAAGTTTTTCCTTTAGCTCGCAGTTTTCTTTTTCAAGTGCTCCTAATTTTTCATTATCTTGTTCATATGCTTCAAATTCAACATAGCCGCCACGCATTACTCTGGTTTTAGAATCTACATCGATAGTGCAAGTAGTGCCGTCTAAAGTATAAGCATATCTGACAGTATTTCCGTCACAATAATCATAAACATATAAATATTCATCATCATAAGATTCTAAATATCCACATCCATCAAGAGACTCTTTAACAGCAGAGCGGAATACTTCATACTTTTGTTCAACAGTTAATGATTCAAAATCCTTTTTGCATTCCATGTCTTCTTCTTCTTCATCCTTATCGTCTTCTTTTTCATCTTCTTCTGAATCAGATTCTTCGTCAGATTTTTCTTCATCTTCTTCTTCATCTTCTTCTTTTTCAGATTTGTCTTCTTCCATATAAGTGTCATTATCAGAAGCTTCTTTTGTAAACTCTTCGGTTTCCTTAACTTCTTCTGTTTTTTCAACTGGAGTTTCTTTAATTTCTTCTTCAACTGTTTCTACAATTTCTTTTTCTTTATCTTCCATTTCCTCGCTCTCCTCCTTTCTTGAAATTTCTGCAAGCTCCATATCTCTAACAAAATTCTTCTTAATTTTCTCAGAATTTTTTAAACGCTTGCTATAGACTTTTAATGCATTTTCCTTACTGAACCTGATTATAGATGCATTGCTGCCTTCACAGGCAGGTAAATGGTTTTCTCCCAATAAAGTTACTCCATTAAATACAAATTTAGTTATGTGTTCTAAACCATCATCTTGCAATTCTGTACCTAATACAGTGATTTCCATTGAAACAGCTCTCTCATTATCTTCGTCTTCTACAAATACATCATAAGCCCATTTTGCATAAACTTTAGAAATAATTGCTTGAGCAACCAAATATGTTTTGCCGTCCTTTTCAACAAATTTCATTTCTGAACTTTCTGGGAATACCCCAACAATTTGCTCATCTGGTTCATGACCTTCAAAATCATCACCATCAAAAGCTGCAACCAAAAACTTATTTTTCAAAGTTTTTTTTGCTTTTTTGATTACAGATAAGTCAATTGGCATATCATGAAGGTTATTTCCATCATGGCAGACATATATTTCTGCAATAGCAAATTGACTATCAGAATAATCATCTATTACATCAAAACCTTGTACTCCAAAAGAAATTTTCTTATCCATTAATCACACCTCCCTTTATCAAAAGTCGTAAATATAAAGGCATATTATTAATGACCTTTTGAAGCTTATTGGTTCTTGCAAACAGCATTGCCCCATCTTTGCGAGACAATACAGGAATGCCACTTTTAATTAAATAATTACCAACAATCTTACCACATTCATAATATTTTTTATCTTTATTGTCCAAATTAGAGATAAACATATTAACCCCCAAAAATATCAAATGATGGCATATCGTGGTCGAACTTCATCATAGAAGCATCACTATCTCCATACATTTCTGCTTTGTCAACTAATAATAAAATATCTTTTGTGATAGAGGTAATTTTTAACATAAATTGTTCCAACATTACTTTAGTGCTATAATCATTTGTAGCTTGTGCTAAAGTAATAGAATCTTTTACCAATGATTCCAATTTTAAATTTATTTCTAGCATCTTATTAAAGCAATCTAATGCTGTATCATAATCTTGGTCTCCTTTAGGAGTTTCTCCATAAATTGTAGTGCAATCTCTAGCATCCATATAATCAGAAATATCATCTGCTAATACTGGATAAAGATGTGCCAATTTGTGATGAAGAATATTAGATGTGATAGGCATTACGAAAGTTACGGATAAAATACTACACATCCTATCAAGCATACGGTTGCTATAAAAGCAATGTGAAATTATTTCTTCCAAAGATGCTTTCATTTCTTTTGAAATAAGTCCTTCACTCATACTCTAACCTCCTTAAACCTTTCCGCCTTTTTCGACATTCGAAGCACTAGACCTTGTTTCCAAACCGCTGTCTGTCAACTCGGCATCACTTTTTGCTGGTCGACCAGCTGCATTTGAAGACATTGTATTTATATTTACCATTGTCATCAATTTATCTGTAAACCCTGTAGCATTTGCCTCTTCTAATTCTCTTTCTAATTCAATCTTATTTAAACCCAAAGAGGAAGCTATCTTATTAGGAAGAACAACACCTTTATCTGCATATGTAAATGCTTCTTTTTGGCGTCTTTCTCTATCGAACTGGTCGTTACAACCAACAAATTTAAACTTCCATTTGAATTTTTTTGTTTCTTTATTTACAAAGTAATTTAAAAATTCTTCAAATTGAGGATAAATAGATTCTGCTAGCAATTCATCTAAATTTAAAGACAATTGTGTTTCTATAGCATTTTGATTTTCATCAGTAGAAAAGATTACTTTACCACCACTTAATAGTGAACTAGTAATAGCCATAAAATTTTTATATGTATCTTTATCAGTATTTTCAAATTCTACACCTTTAATATCTTCTGTTGGCAATGCCAAAATTTTAATAGCATTTTCAATTCCTTGGGCAGCTAATCCCATAAATTTACCTAGCACCTCTGCATCTATTGCCAGTTGGTTTGCAACACTAGAAGATTTCTTTTCTTTTAAATATGGTACAGAACTGACTAAAAGCTTACGAGCAGCTGCCATACTTTGGTCTACCTGTAATCTTCTCATTAATGGTACAATAGCCATTTCTGGTAACATTGCACTAAAGAATGGTACTTGTAATGAATGCTTTGCATTAAATTTAAAACACCAAAAACCTTCTTCTGGGGATGTTTGCACCCAAGTTGCAAACTTACCAGTTCTATTGTTTAGTTTATTAGATGGCACATATTTATCATTCTTAGGACTGAATACTTCTTTATATTTTTTCTTAATCCAATCTGGGTAACAGTTTAAATCAACAACCCCTTGTAAAAAATAATTCATATCTATGTCATATAATAATCCATACTCAAACTTACCTGTAATTTGGGCATACTTCCATGACCATTGTTGAAATACATTTTTAGTTTCAAATTTTCTAAAAATACCATAATATGTTTCTTCCATTAATAAATTCCACAATATTTCTTTAAATTGTGCCCTATAATCAAATTTATCAAAAAACCTTGCAACTGCTTGATAATCATTTTTATATTTAGATGTCTTATAGTCCTCAGGGCTTGCATTTATGCAAGTCATTTCTAAATCAAAAGCAGGTAGATTTGCTATATATTCTAAATTTCGCTTGTACATTAAACTACTAAAATAATATGATTGACTATAAGATACCAATGATGATTCATTATTAGAAGGGTCTTTTAATGCATCCTCAATGCCAGACCTATCTGGCACTATTGAAGATATATTCAGATTCTTCATCAAGGTGTTTTGTGTCATAGGACTATAAACACCATTATTATAACCTTTAGCAAATTCTATTATATCAAATGCTCTTTGTGCGGCTTCTAAAGTTTCTATAACTTCATTTTCCGATAATAGCACTTTATCTTTTTTTGCTTTATTCATTGTCACACCTGCCTTTCTTTAATATATATATTCACTTAAATATTTTAAAACATCAACCTCAGCTTTTCCTATGTCAGCTTTGCCTTGTTTTTCATATTCAAATACAACAGACAAACCATACATCAAAGATGTTGCACGGTCACGTTTTGCAGACTTTACAATACGGTCATATAATATTTGACCATTAAGACCGAAATCTCGTTTTATATTACTAAGTTCTTGCATTAAGTTGTCGTGTTCAACATGCATTACTTGTTCTTCGGCGGTGTATTTACCAGCCTTATACAATTCATCTGTTTCATTACTATCAACTAATAATTTTAAACTCTGGTCTTCAAAACAACTTTTCATATATGGGTAATAAGTGCTATTAAAATCAGCAGTTGCTTGAATACCTCTAATAATTGGCTCTGCATTTGGGAGAGTTCTCATAGTTTCCTCGTCATCATCTTGAATTAACGGTGGGTATTCTTCAATCTCCCCTTTATCATTTCGATATGACCAAGGCTCTTCTAATAAAGAAAGTAGACCTTGTCCAGCACTACGAACGTCAATTACAAGCTTTTCCGTATTAGGGAATTTAATATGCAATAATTCACGTAATAAATCTCTTTGTTCTTTTAAACTAGCCCCGTTTAATGTTTTAGTGAACACAACATGTTTATCAAATGTTCCATTACTTTTAGGAATTAGTTTAATAACATGTGTACACGAGTTATCTGAACCTGCTTTTGTAGATACAGCAACGTCATGGGTTATTACATAATCATATTGTGTTCTTTTTGGTTGCGATAATTCACATCTATCTAAGACACGACACTTATTAGTTAAAGAATATGGATAGTAACTATCGTTGGAACTCCCAACAAATGTACCTTCATATTCATAAGAGAATTTATCTAAAGACATGTCTGGACTTTCTTTTTCTAAATCTATTTCTTCTTGTGAAAATAATCCTGCATCAATTCCTACTTTGTAATCAAGACTAGCAACAAAGTAATGTTTATCTCCATTAATCATTGCATGATAAAAATTTAAGAATTTTTGATAAAGGTCACAAGTTTTTAACCAGGCAGAAGAAATATAAATCATTCTACCTCTTTCAATAGGATTTTCGGGATATTTGTCGTGTAAATCTATTGCATTTTGTCTTGGTGTTTTTATCATCGGACGAATAACTTCTGTTAAAGTATTATCCTTAACTAATCTAGCTTCATCCACTAAAACTAATTGAAAACGCCATCCACGAGCACTATCCCCTTTTTGGTTCATCCCTAAAGTGATAGCCCTTATAGAACTACCATTTTTAAATGATACAATACAATCATCCGAACCAGTCTTTATATTAGATATTTCTCTTCTAATATTTTCATTTTTCTGTAATTCTCCCTCTATTTTTTGTTTGATAACCATACGTGCTTGATTACCATTACCAGAAACTATACCTATAGCCATTCCAGGATAAAGAATAGCCATACATATCATAAACACAGCACAAAGCCATGATTTACCGAGACCTCTACAGCAAATTAACATGACATTGGGATATCGAGCCATTGCTCTCATAATTAACCTTTGAAACGGGAATAGGTTAATTCCCAACATATCTACTGCAAATTTATCTATATAATATCTATAATAAGACAAAAACTTTGTCCATTCTTCATAATCAATTTTTTCACTATTAATTGGGTCATAACTCAATGGGTTGTCAGTGTTGTTATACGACCAGTCTTGTATTGCTCTTCTTTTTTGGCTAAAATTCTTGTATGATGCCATTACAAGCTCCTTTCAATATTCGAGAACTGATTTAATAATTTGTCATACATATCTTCATCAGTAGGAACATATTCTGGCACCCAATTATGTTTTTCAACAGCATCAAATACCCTACCAAAACAACCCAGAGTAACATCGTTTGCTCCTCTTTGACTTTCGGCAAACTGAGCCGACTTAGACAACATATCGAATATTTTAGTAGCCTTTTCATATGCCAAGTCAGCACCTTCTTCTCCCATAAGCATTTTTTGATATGCTTTCATTTGAGATAAAGATGCTTGGGCAATTTTTCTTGCATAGTCTTTATGATTTGTAGTAATGATTTTAAAATCATTTTGCAACCCAGCATAATAGTCATTAAGATATTTTAAATCAGACTTAGTATATTTGCCTTGCCATTCATCAACCCAAACAGGAACCTCATCGAGCACTTGCTGTACATTTTCAGTTATTTCTTCTGGCTCTGTTTCGGTTAATTCATATATGCTATCATTAAAACCCAAACCCTCATATCTTTTTCTATAAGTAAAATTAATCAATTTTAAATAATCACCAATACAAGTAGGGGTTTTACGCTTGCACACTCTATTCCAAACATCCATTATAAATGGTGTGTCTAATTGTTTTAATACGGGGTATACCGTTTCTAAATTATTCATGTCGACCATTTTGTTTACACAATCCTTACAATAAGGATGATGGGGCACCATTGCATCACGCGACTTATAAAAATCTTCTGCAGACAAATGTCTTCCCATTTGAGCACAATCTTTATTCTGGCAAACAGCCTTTGGTTGGTCGACCACTTTTTTTATAGGCTTTTTATATTTAACTGCCATGTACAATCACCTTTCTTTCTACATAAGAGACTAAGATTAACTTAGTTCTATTACATTATAAGATTTTATTCCATCTGCTGTACACACGCATACCATTTGCGATGCTTTACCAGATAATCTTTTTTGAATGGTGTAATCATCGCCACTTCCAGCTAAGCTGCCTCCTCTAATTATTTTTACCCCGCATTCATCTTGCATTGCACAAGTGTGCAGATGACCAAATGTTATTGCATAAGGAAAATAACCCAACATCATAGACAAGTTTGCTATTCCCATTTTAGAAAAACTATCATAATCACCATGGACATTAATGTATTTTTTACCTCTAATCTCCATTTCAGCAAATGTATTATCTATATTATTTAATTTAAGTTCAATATTATCTACTTCATTTAAGGCAGCCTTCATATACCAGATTACAATATCATCTAATCTTTCATCTTTTAAGGCATCCTCTTTTCTATCTAAACGAGAATGATTACCACTGACACTTGTAACTGCAACCTTTTTAAAATGTTTACTTAATTCATAAACAAACATAGTTACTAATTCACTAGCTTTCTTTATTTGTTGAATTACATTTTCTTGATTGGTTATAGCTATAGTTTTATGAATCGAATTACTAATCAAATCTCCTTGTAAAGATACATAGCAATTTTCGGAATTGTAAATATTTTTTAGAGCAATAATTTCATCTAAATATTTACACATTCTTTGCTTTGCTATATCAGTGTTATATTGACCACCAAAACTATCGAATGTTTGTCCAATATGTAAATCACTTAATATTATCAGCAAATCATTATCTGATTGAACATTATTGTTTAAATGACTAACATAATTCTCTTTGCCAAAATCCAACAGGGCAGTTTCTAGTTTATCTAATCTATCTTCTAGTCTTGCATCATTACGCAATGCCCTATTATATGCTACACGCTCATCATTTAAACGACATCTTTCTTTAATAAGTTCTTGTTTTTTTTGTTCTATTAAATGTATCTGTTCATCGCCCACATATTTATCCTTTATAGCATTAAACATTGTCATGAAACTTTGATACATTTTTCTATACCAAGACTCATTGTAATCATGATTCAACTCAGAGTTCAACAAATTACAAACATCTTGCCAGGTACCTATTAAATCTTTATTATCACATACACGCCATATATACGCATTTTCATCTTCATCTTTTAATCTTTTAAATGCTTCCATATATTTACTCCTTTTTTACAATGTTTTCTAATTTCTTCTTTCATTAATAATATTTTTTGTGTCAAACATATGTTTTGCTAGTAAAATAAAGGATTTATAAAGATTGGGTTTTCAAACGAGCCTTTCTTTCCTTGGTTTTTCTTAAATTTTCTTGATATGCACAATCAGAACAATATTTTTTCGGAGAGCGAGTTTTTCTTATTACCTTGCCACAAACTACACATCTTTTATATTCTGTTGGCAACTCTATTATAAGTAATTCCCCTAATAAATTATCAAAATTTGAAATCTCTAATGCTACATCTCCCTCATCAACAGAGAAAGGAATATAGATATAATTATGACTTTTAAAATTATCTACTCTATAAAGTCCTTTATTGAATAATAAATTGCAAAGTCTATATCTATCTGCTACTCTCAATTTTGAAAGTCCAGCCAATTTCCAAATATCATTATTGTTTTCTATAACCATGGTAATATCATTTTTCTTGCTATAAAATTGCAAATATGATATTGTCGAAGCCCACTTATAATAAACTAAATAAATGAATAATAAATGTCTTGCATGTTCATCTTCTACCTTTGCTATTTCCTCAAGTTCTGATTTATATATTTTTATTGTTTTATCTGTCACAAATTCATATTCATTAGCCTTTGCTATAATTTTTGAAAATATGACATCTTTATCTTTTGCCGACAAATATTCTCCACCAGCCATAGGTATTTCAGAAAGCACCTTCTTTATATCGTCTACAGAATAGCCTAGAGATGTTAGGTATCTAACTAATATACAACGTTCTCTACCTTGAGTTTTAATAGTTTCATATCTCTTATTATCCACAATGTTTTTAGCATATTTTTTTTCGTCAAATATTAACATCTCTTTACCTCCTCTAATTTATATGTTTTTCCTAAATATTCAAATCCACTATCATCTTCAACAATGACTTGTGCATCACCATATGGGATTATATCTATGATATCGTCGCCAATAATATCCCACAAACAATCGTAAGACCAATTATTTTTTTCACACATCACTACAAGATGATTGAACAACTCTTTATATGATGTGAATAATTCCAACATGCTATTTTTGTATTCATCTCTATTGGCATATAAAATATTCCTTAATATTTCATTCATATCATCATCTTGTATTCCCTCATTATCAACCAAAGCCTCTATGCCTCTGTATTTTTTTTGAGCCTTATACCCTTTATACATATCCTCTAATAAAATTAATTTATCTTCGTCAATGTTGTTTTTATCAGCAAACTCTGGCAATAGACTAATTTTATTAGGCTTATATTTTATATCAAATTCGGTATTTTCAATTTCTCTGCACAACACATTCATTACACAATCAGTCTCTAATACAGGAGAATACTTGCGATACTTTCTAAGCAGATTAAGTTCGCCATCACTATGGTCTTTTTTCTTTAAAAGTATTTTTATTGGCACACCGAAGTGTGTTAAACTTATACTGTTAAAGTTTTTTTCATAGCACTTATAGTCATTCATTAAAGTGTTATACAGATATATAAAGAAATAAGGTTTCTTCTTTACAACCATAGAGTTATATTTATACTTTTCTGCTTTTGTGATATCATCATCATCTTTGTTGACATGCATCCAATGTCGCCACTCCTTTGGAAAGTTGGGTGGGGTTGTACCCTTTATCTTATCTATCTCTTCACCTTGAAGCTTACGGCACAGCAATATTCTTTTATTCAATTCATCATATTGCTCTTTTTGTTTTTCACCTTTAAACAAAGGCAACATTGCAATCATACTTGTGGAATAATTTGTTATTTGACCCACCTTTGTATCGAGCCCTCTCAAATCACACTTAATTTGATTTGGCAATGTTATCTTTTGAGTGGGTACTTTTTCTTTATCATATATAATTGGATTTTCTTCTCTTTTTGCACCCTTTATAAAATAGGGGTTGTCTGTTGAGAATACAATGTCTCCATCAAAATCTGAGTCTGCATGATTCATCACACTAATGTCATATATACTATATATCATTCCACTATATATATATTTATACCATTTATTTGCTTCTTCACTTTTAAAAATTTTCAATGGATTAACTTCACTATAATGGGTCAACGGGCTCCTACAACAAACCACCTCATCTGAATTGGTTCGCATATTCCAAAAATTACTATAAACATGATTGGCAGGTATTAAACCATCTGGTTTTAATCCAAGGGCACTACGACATTGTGCAACTGGGTCACTAATCATAAATTGATAATTCCCTCTAACCCAAATTCGACCTATTTTAGCTTGCCTAATACTTTCCTTTATTGAATTATAAATTTTCCTTTGAATAAAACCATCTTGTAACATATCTGGATTTTTTATAATTGCTTTCGTAAAAGTACTTCCGCAAGAATTAATTATACTATCTACACTTAACATAGGATTTTTAACTCCCACATTATATGCTAAAGCATATTCTATATTTCCACTGCAAATGCTATTTATCCAATTTGTAGTATAAGACACTAATCCAGCTATATCATCCTTATCTAAATTTAGTACCTGGATATATTGATAATTTGTTAAAACATATTCGTCATCAAATTCTTTGTTGTATCTAGCAACACCCCATTTTAAATTATAGGCTTTGTGATAGCTTAGATACCCCTCCCAAGATGAGTAATATTTTGCCATTTTAAATTGGCTTTCAGATAATAATATATCCACATCTTCTATATTATATTCTGTTTCATATCTATCTTTTATAGTAGTTATACCATGTTCCTTTGCATAACCTTTAAAGTCAAATGGCACCAAATTACCTTTTACAAATGCTGTTCTAACAACAAATGAACAAGGAGTATAACTTAAATGCATATCTTCTGCCCAGAGCTTAGCCATCTCTGGGCTAATTAATCCTTGCCCATCTGCACTATTTAATTCTATATCTTTTTGTATTTTTTCAATTTCAGCACCATCATCTGTTTCTTTAATAAAATTAATTTCTTGTTTCGGAATGGTGGTATTAAAGTCTTTTATCACACATACTCTAGGTTCTCTTACCCACAACACAGAAGAAAATGATAATGCAAAGTAAGCAGATAACTTTGCTAAATTGATAGTTTTTATTTTTTCATTCAATCCGCACATAAGTCTTTCTTGCATATAATCAAATAATTTCTCATTAATGAAAGTTACAGTATTCCGTCTCATTTGTCCAGACCCAACCATGAACCTCACATAGTGTTTTCCGTTTAAATCAAACCCTTTTCTTCCTAACTCTCTATATTCTTTTTTTGTAACTACTTTTATATTTACTATATCATCAACAAATAATAAATTATCTAATTGAGATTGTAGCCCTTTTATTTCTTTAATGTTTTCACTGGTAGTGGGCAATTTTCTAATCTCTTTCATTCTCTTTCGTATATTTTGAACTTTATTATATAAAGATACATGGTCGCTCTTTTCTCCGTAGTATTCTCTTATCTTTGCCAAAACAAGATTATCTCCGATAGATACCACACAGCCATCTTTAGAGGCATCTTTAAAACTATAAGTTGTCAAATTATTTATTTTGTTAGATGGTATCTTATATATGTAGTATTGGTTCTGTAATACTTTAGCCATATTATTCTCCTTTTAAATACATATACTTATTTTTTTGATTGCTGCATCTAATTCATTCACATCTTTGGCTTCGATAGTAAAGTCAAACGAATTAAAATTGTCTAAGGCAGTTTCACTCTTATGTTTTAGCTGTTCCTCACTAAGATGAGAATGAAAATTTGGTGTAGTTCTAATTACATGTATAGTAATTACTTTATTTTCAAACATAGCCTTGGGATAATAAATTTCATTTTCAAATCTAGCATCATCAATTAAAACATAATCAACATAATCTTGACATATTTCTATATCTTCACAAATTCTACCAACATGAAAATTTGGTTTATTTAATTTTTGACGAATAATGTCTGTGCCAAGTTCTTGTAATAATTGACGTCCAGCATTATCTTTTTGCCCATCCCAACCACAATATCTTTTGGCTAAATCTTTTAGATAATAAGCATACCGAGTAATTACAACTCTTTCTCCTCTGCTCTCTAAAATATCTTTTAAATATTCTGCCGCTGTAGTTTTACCATGTTCTGCTTTACCACTAAATAAAATAATTTTCTTCATTATTCTTCTCCTTTTTTACTTAATGTTTTATAATCGTATACAGAATAGAAAGATAATATTTCATCTATTTCTTTCCACGTATTAACCACCATAATATCAGTATTGGTATAGTCTTGTTGCCAGCCAAAGTTGTTATGGCTTTTATACAAAATCTTCAAAGAAGCATTTGCATCTAAAGCATATACACAATCATCTATTTGAATCCCATCTGACATATCAACTGTTTTTTTGCTAAAGTCATTATTTGTAATGCCAACAAACTCGATATCAAATGGAAGATTATTTTTTATCCAAGCTTCTTTTTTTTCTAAGTTCTTTTGGGTTCCTTTAGTTACAACAATGAATTTGATATGTTCATGATGTCTACCTAACATTTCCAAAAATCCATCTTTAAACTTTAAATCATTAAAGAAGTCATCGCTTTCAAAAAGTAAAAGTTTCTCCTCATCAGTGATAGGGGCTATAGATTTATACCCATAATCACACAAATCATTTTCTGTTTTAGACAGATTATATTTCTTGTTTAATAACTCAATAATACGCTTGTTACTTTCCACAATAGTATTATCAAAATCAACATAGACGGTCATTGTTATGAACCTTCCTCCTTTCCACCCTACCTTATATATATATTATAGCAAAAAGAAGCCCTTTTGTCAAGCAAATGATTTGACAATCTGTACATTATATGTTAAAATAATTATGGTGATAATTATGATTAAAATAGAACAAGTTCGCATAGGGGATAAAATAATCGATGAGATAACTGATGAAAAAGGAATGAAATGGTACCCATTAAAAAAATTCCTAAATGTGATACTGTGTAAGTATGATAAAACAGCATCTTTTAGAGATAGTGAAATGGCTCGTTATATGAAAGTTTTTGAATATAATCCTGATATACCAGGGGCTCGTAGAAATATAAAAGTATGGTGTATGAATAAAACAGGAATTAAATTTTTATTGCAAAACACAAATGTAAAAAAAGTACACAGAAAAGCTTTATTTGAAGCTAGAGAGAAAGGGCTTTATGAAGCTTGCAGATTTTTTGAAGTTAAACCAATGCAATCGTTAGACCCTATATTTTTAAATGTTCCCCCAAAAAGTCTAAGTGGATACGACACTTGGTCTCTATTATGCCTTAAAAATGATTTTAAAATAAGTCCCTCAAATAAATGGAAGCAATGCCCTCAATGCAATTATTATTATCCATATAGTGTTAGATATTTTGGGGAAAAACCAACTCCTACATCGAAATGCCTACAATGCCAAAACAAAAATTTTAAGTGCCAAAACGAAGTCATTCAATTTCTATATGAGCATGATGGATTAAAATTACTTGCAGAGATTTATAGTGATAAATATAAAATTGTAGCTATGGAACTTAGAAGAATGATACAAGACGAAGCATCTAAGAAAAAAAATAGTTAATAAAAAAGACCAAACAATTAAGTTTGGTTTTTTATTTGTTCTTCCAAGGTTTCAAAATTTTCGCGTGTCCAAACAAAATCTTCTGGAAAATATTCATCAATATATTTCATGTTTGGTGGTTGCATTATCTGCATTATTGCATCAAATCTTTCTTTCCCCTCTTTAGATATACGCTTACCATATTTTTCAAACCAAAATTTTAATAAAATCCAATTAGAACTTTTGACATAATCCCATGCATCGTTTTTATCGTTTCTCTTAGATGCGGCTTCTTTAGCTTGATATATTAATCCTAATTTATCATTTGCCTTAGCAACCAGATAACTCTCTATTTCAGTACCTTTAACTATTGGCATATCTACATCCATTTGCTCTAATTGCCTCATTACAGATTCTGTTGCCACTAAAGTATTTTCTTCCAATCCTTTTTCTTCATAAAGCATATCCCTATATTGTTGTAAAAAGTCATCGCTAGCATCATCTAATACATCGGTAATATCTTTTATATCAGTACAACTATTGCTAATAGCTTTAAACAATTCTGGGCAACAAGTATTGGCTGTAACTACCGATGCAGCTGTTAATCTTCTTAATTCATAATAATTAATGGCTTTTCTATCTCTATCTAAATCCACAACATCTGAATTAAAATTATATCCATATTGAAAGTTGTTATCTGATTGAATATACAATCCTTCGACATACATTTTACCTTTAAATTTTGGTTCCAATAAAATATAGCCATTTTCTGATTCGACCACATTACCATAATCCTCATCAATACATGGGAAGTATACAAGCAGTTCTTCATATAATTTCTTATCAACACCACATATAGCAAAACACAATTCTGTATTAATACATTTATTATTTTCTGTAGATAAATTTTTAACATTTATTGTTAATACCTGTGTATTAAACTTTTCGCTATTAGCAAATCTAGGTTCCCATTCTTCATCAGCATTAATAATATCTATCTTAAATCCTTTTCTCAATAATACTATTAATGCTAATTTATAACCCTCTCCGAATTTGCCAATCATGCCATCAACACTATCTTTGCTAGAACATCCTAAAACTAAAGATGACTTTGGTAATTTAGTACCTTCATTTATAATATATAGTGTCTGTTCTCCCTCGTTATATTCGATGCTTTTCTTGTAGCCACAACGTTCTCCATCAATAGCATTTTGTAATAATTCTCTAATAGCCTCTTTGACACCCCAATTACATACATAATTTGGAGATAGGGGCAACTCATAACTATTCATGTTTATTCCCCTCTCTTGCATCATAAGCTGCTGCAGCGTTTAGATATTCCTCTGCATCACAAGGACATATAAATTTCTTGAGATAATCTATTTTAATTTTCTTCGTAAGTGCCTTGTATTCTTTAATAAATTCCTTATAAGGAAATTTCATAATAGTAAAACTATTGGCATCTGCACAATATGTTCTTTGCCAAATAATATTTAAAACCCAATCATAATTAGGATAATCGTGTTGCTTATCTGTGGACATGTATACGTTAGTATCTTCAAAAGTTAAGTGAGATATTAAGACTAGCTCACCAACGTCCTCACCCTCTAATATTATTTTGCGAACTCCGTGTTCCTCTTCAATATCTAAATTTAATAATAGGGTGTCGAGCTCTGCCTTTACATCAGAAAGGTAACTCACAACGAATACACAATAACCAATTTGCAAGCTAGCCCACCCAGAAAATATATCATATATATTAATCATGCCAAATCACTCCCTTACCATTACAAGATTTACATTGCTCTGGAATAGTAGATGTCGATATTATAGTATTTCCAATACAATTATAGAAACCATTTGGTACAATCCCTTTGCCTAAACACACAGGGCACCTATACGGTTGTTTTGTTTTCTTTTTTTCAAACCATAGTGAGCAGTCTACTGCTATAGGGGTACTACCCTCTATATTTATATATTTCATTTAATTTTCCTCCTAAATTTGCTCTTTTTTTTATATTTTTCTATAAAATTATACCTCTTTTCGAGGATTATATTCTGCTTTTACAAGCTCTTTTATTATCTTTTTTAACTCACAAAGTTCTGCCGTAAGCTCTTGATTAGATAATTCTTTTTCTTCTTCTTCGCCCCAATCGAGTGCCTCATATCCACCGCTTGCTTTTTTTTCTAAATGAGCCATATTATAATCTTGTGTTACAATAATATCAATACTATCATCCTCTTCCCATTTTACACCAGCCACCAAAGTATCGCCAGTTGCTTGAAAGGCAAAGTCGTTTTCAATTTTATCCGACTCCATCAAGTTCTTTATTACACCATCAATCATTTCTTGTACATATTTATCTTCAACATGTACTGCATTTTTGTTGGTATCAAAATATTCACTTTTAAATTTTATTTGCATTGTTATCCTCCTCTGGTTTCCAAGTATCATCGCCATAATTTAATTCGCTCATAATTGCTGCAATATTGAATGGACTTAATTTTTTTATCACATCTGCATCAGTGAGCAAACCTTTCTCAATCAGAAGCTCACAAAGTAATAATACCCTAGCAAGCACTTCGGTTGAACATTGATGTTCATAATGAAACACCTCTTTTACATATTCTTGGAAATAATGTCTTTCCTTTTCAGTCATTTAAAATTCCACCTTCTTCCTCTTGTATTTGCGGATACACATACATTTCATATAAATCTTCATACATCATCTTATATCTTAGTGATTCGTCATAATAATAATCCTTATCTTCTAGCAAGGTATTTATTTCTTTCTTATCTGATGTCACAATATCTACAAGTTTTTCGTTCACAGCCATTGAAATTGCTAAAAATAATACAAGCCACAATGTTATTAAAAGTACAGTAATCATTGCTATAAAATATATTTTTTCTCGCTTAGTTGCAAACTCATCTTCTGGCACATCTGCCTCATCTGTAAAAAGTATTTCCTTTATCTTTTTCATCTTAATTATCCCCCATATAAAAATCCAAAGCAAATGCATTCACAATACGAATTGCATCATTGTAAACATGTATTAGATTATCATCATATGCTTGGTCATAATACTCAAGTTTATTATCAATGCTTTTGTTTTTGTTGATAATATATTCTGTGTCTTTTTGCCCTGGTATAGTGACCTCTACACAAACATCGCACTTATTATCTTTGGCTTCCATAAATATTTTTTTTAGTTCTTTCTTTGTCATTTTTTCATTCCTTTCTAATAATTAGTTTCTCCAGTCGAAAGTACTTCCGTTTCCCTCTCCCATAATTATCCAATTTTCGTATGGTTCCTCTCCACATTCTGGACACTCACAGGTATATACTTTCTTTAACGACTTATTCTTATCTACAAATATTAGATGTCCACATTTCTTACAAGCAAACACCCAACAATCATATACAATTTTTGACATTAGATTTCTCCCTCCTTTAACTTTACATCATTTTTCAAAAACCCAGCACCTAAATGCTCCAGCATCATCAGGTTTACACTCTACAAATATAGTCATATAGCCTTGCTCATAGCCATCAATTTCTTCCCAATCACCGTCGGCAATTACTTCGGCTTTAGTTTTGTACCTATACCAAGCAACAAATGGTTCCCAATCATCAAGTTCACGGTCGTAATCCTTTTTATATTCAGCAATAGCTTCTTCTCTAGTATAATGATTGTAGTTATATGCCATTCCACCATCACATAGCTCTAAATAATCAGCTGTCACTTTTGCCATTAATAATACTCCCCACATCTGTAGCCCCGCTCAATTTGATTATTTGCCTTAGCAAAACGCCATTTGTTTCAATAATACTTTTTTGGTTACTAAGTAATGCTTGGTTTATACTATATAGCTCGCGAATACACTCGTCCATGGCACAAATTAAAGCATATGTTTTGCCAGAACATCGACCACCAACTATGTGAGACACTGCAAGTGGTTCCCCTCGAAGCTCGGCATATATTTGTTCTTTTAACATCTTAATTTTTTCTTCCATAATATCAGTCCTTTCTATTTCCAGCCTAATTCATTTACCTGTTGGTTTATTGCTTGTAATAAATCTTCATGTATATCATAAACACCATTAAGATAAAAACATCTAAAATAATCATTTTTATAAAATGTAATCTTTTCTTTTTGTAAAAATGTAAAATGTTTAAATAGCGACCTACTATATTCTACAACATCTTCCGTTTCTTTCCATTTAAACCCTAATTCTTCAAATAACTCTCTAGCACTTTTCATATTTTAATCCTCTTTATTTAACTCATCATAATCGCGATTTAACCTTAAATCTTCTGTATATTCCCAACTATACTCTCCTTTATTTTCATCATATTCGTAAACATATAAGTGTGGAGTGCAACAATAACTTGCATGTTTATTGTTTTCTTCAAATATTTTTATAACCACCTTTAATTCTTCTTCGGTTAGTTCCATATCAAACCAGTTGCTATCGTCACAGCCCTCATTTGCTATTTTATATTTTTTCATATTTTAATCATTCTCCTTTAAATTGTTAATTTCATCTATTAGTTCATCAAGCAAATCATATTCTTTAGCAGTAATTACATATCTTTCTTCTGCACTCATCCTTTTAAATTCATCAAAACTTGGGAGTGGTATTTTTTCTAGCTTCTTTGGTTCTTCGATTATTTCTACCTCATCATTTAAACCAGCTTTATTAATTGGTATAAACTCCATTAAACATTTATCATAATCATTTATATAATCTTGCGTACTACCATTTTTACAGTATTCCCAAATACTATTCATAAATTTTATTTTCTTTGGCACTTTTTCCCCATTTGCTATTTTTGCTAATAAATCTATAATTTTCATTCTTAACATCTCCTTTAAATTCATTTGTTTCATCCTCTTCTAAAATATATTTTCTTAAACTTGCGACCAGGTAACCATGTACGTAGACTACTTAATGGTTTAAAATATATTTTGCCTTTATTGGGCTCTATCTCAATCCATCTGCCACTAGCATTCATTTTATTACCCAGCCTATCCCTAGCATAATTTTTAAATAAGGCATCAGCTACTTGCGATGTTGAGCAAACAATCAATATATCTTTGCCGTGTTGCTCGTACGACTTAACCATATCAAATACCTGAAATGCTTCGCTAGATATAGAATCAAGAGTTTGCAATTCATTAAATAGTGCCATCTTTCTTTTCTCGCTCCATATACTCATCAAGTCTTTTTTGAGCTTGAGCCTCCTTTTGAGCTCGCACTATTTTAATATGGGCTTGCAAATTATCTATCGAAAACTCTTCCTCAACATCTTCCTGCGTTATCAAACCCTTTTTTATTAATAACTCCAATATAATCATATCTCTAGCAATATATTCATCTTGATTTGAAAAACCTCTAAACAATTCATCTAAATTAAACACGTTTACACTCTCCCAACATAAATTATCTTACTTTTTATTCAAAAATTATTCATTTTTAATACCCCCACAAAAATTGCCCCATATTTTGGCAAATAATTTGTGTAAAAATAGTACCACAAAAATTAATCTAACAACACAATATTGATGGCTCCAAATAATAGTAATATTGCTTTTTTATTCTTCTGCTTGCCTCCTAACAACCTCTCAGACACCATTTATTTCATTTCTGAGCAACGTTTATGCTTTCCGAGTATAAATACCTGTCCAAGGTACTAAACACAGCTGTAAGCCCCTTTAAAACGATTTTAAATGATGTACCCAACAAATGATGGCTCCTAGCCACCTATCTTTTATACCAACATGATAGCATAATATTGAGGAAATGTCAAGGAAATTCCAAAAAAAAGTTGACAAATATGCTTTAGGTGTGGTATACTATGTACCAACAAACGAAGAGGAGGAATAGAATATGTTTAGTTTATTATTTAGTGCTGTGTGCTGGGATGCCTTTAAAAGGGCACCAGAAAGTGCACATAAGAGAAGACGCTATCGCTTAGCAACTAGTTTTGCAAGGAGATAGCTCCTTTTTTTTTGCATGTATTGCGGGCGGCATCTTGGGAGGAGATGCCCGCCTTGTGCTCTTTGTAAGAGGGGTCTATAAACATTCAGACTGATTATAACTAAACATTTAGAATCTATATAACTATACATTCAGACTGATTATAACTATACATTCAGACTCTATATATATATATAACTATTATATTCTATATAACTAATATATTTAGAAAGATATATACTTAACTGTTATACTCTTCCTAAAC